CTGTGCAGAGCGTAACCTGCCGCATTAGCCAGAGCAGTGGTGGGGTAAGTGTCAATGCCCTTGATGTCGATTGAGTTTACGCCATAGGTTGCGTATGTGGGATTGCTGGCATGAGCAATGCGATAATAGAATCTTGGCACCCAGATCATTACCGAGCCTTCTTTATAGATATAGTTTCCGTAGTTGTCAGAGCCAAGTTGGTCATATCCCGGCATTCCAACCATTCCATCAGGAAGATTGGCCGGAGGACAAATACCAACGCCAAAGCCCATTGCGCCTGGAACGCCAATGAGGTTTTCGGTAGGTAATCGAGAGTCCAGAACAGCCTTCGTATCCGCCGGTGTCATCGCACTTGCTGTATCCTTTCCTGCTATGGCTTTGGTGGAGCCAGAATAGACGGTGACACCACTTGCTAATGTCGTCGCTTGTTGCTTGAGGTTAGTAAAAGCTTCAGAAGCAGTTGATGCGCCTGTGCCTCCTTGCGTAACCGTCACTGGAATATCAGTAATACCTAAGTCAGTCGGCCCCCAATCTGAACCATCCCATAAGAAACATTGTCCTTCTCCTGGGGTGAGCGTAAATGTGACTGAATGGGCAACGACTGAAAGGTTGTTGTTGGAAGTGTCATTGTTGATGACCATGAATTTCCTGATGGTCGCCGCGGTCGTCGGATTCTGAAGTGTCTGTGTATTTCCCGCCGCAGACAGAGTTACCACAACACCATTAAAGGCATCAACGATTGCCGTAGTAACCGCTGCGTTTAAAGCAGGGTCTTCCGAGGCGGTAAATGTTTCGGTAATAGTAGCGCCGCTAATTGTTCCACCCGTAACCGCTATGTTTGAAAACGTCTGTTTCCCCGTCCAAATATTTGCCCTGGCAAGAAAGTGCCTTATTTCATCCCATCCCATTATCATTACCTCCTATTGAATTGCGACGTCGAGAGTAACGGCAATCGCGCTAGACCCGCCAGTCTCGGTTACTTTAAATTTCATCCAGCCGCACGTTTCAGGGTAAAAACTGTAAAATCCCTTCCCGTTAATGCTTGGCCCGGATGCCTTAGTAAACTCGGTCACAATGTCTGATGCGCCTGACGGTTCGATGAAGACAGAATTATTATTTGAACATAGATATTCCACCTTCGCTGTGCCATCACCCGTCACCACCAACTGAATCGAGAAGTAGCCAAGTTGGGCAATATTCCTCAAGTCAATAGCCGCACTTGTTGAACTGCCTCCGGCCACAACCGCTTCGGCGGAAAAGAGCCTTGTGGTTTTAACGAAATTGTTTCCCATGTTGCTTCCTCCTCATAAAAAATTAATAGTTTTGTTGGTCTTCTAAATCCTTATACAACCTCTTCACTCTTTCATCAAATAATTTATTATCAATGTATCCTTTCCTGTAAAGGCTTCTTGCGTCGCTGATTTGCCGCTTTATTCTTTCCCTTTTGGCAATTCTTTCATCTTTATCCATGGACTTTAAGGCAGACGCTTGTTTGGCTTTCTGTGAGGCTTTATAGTATTCCTCTTTAATGCCTTGATTTGATTCTTTTAAAAACGAACCCATGATATTCAGCCCGGGTAAGCTACTAATTTGCTCCCAGACACCTTTCGGATCTTGGCCTTTGTTAAACTTGTAGAGCAATCCTCCGCCGACAGAGTTCCAAGTGTTTTTGGACATTTCCATTAGACGATAAGGTTCTCCTGCGTCCCATTCTTTTCGGTTGACTATATTCTGTCCACGATACCAATCTTGGGGGTTTACGTCCATAGCATATAAACCCCAATTTAAAATAGCTTTGATAACGGGGTTAAAACTGTAAGGCTGGTCTGCGGCAACGCTCTCAAACGCTTTTTTAAACTCCAAATTAAATAAATCCCATGCAATCACACCAAAAAACTGCCCCATATAAGATTGAGGCATCCGCAGATAAACAGCCTTGCCATCTGCCGTTTTGCTGAACGGAACAACAAGATAATTGGCCTTGTCATAATTGGAGATTCGTTTAATAATATCTTCTGCATCGTCTCCGAAAGCCCCTAATGCAGCCAACGCCAGAACTGCTTTGGGCATAAAGCTATACTTGACCATCTTCCATGTATAGGCCGCTTTGCCATCCTGAAAAGACTCCCACGAACTTCTAAATCCTTCCTTACCAACATTGGAATATAGAAATAGATTATTAGTTACTAATTGCCACGCCCCTCGTCTATAAACATCAGGGGTTCCGATTCTGCTTCGGACAACGTGGCCTATTTCCCTTTCGGTCATGTTGGTGTTTTCTTTCATCCACCTGTAGCCAGCAATCTTACCGGCACGTTCGGATACCTTCCCCAAATCGCCCAAGAAGTCCCACGCTTGAAGTATTTTCTCAATAACGATTTGTCTTTCTTTTTCTCCGTGATGGCCAAACTTAGCATATAGTTTATCAAACTCTGTATCATCAGACAGTTCATCGGACAAATGATACTGTCTGTCAATAACTAGCATTTTTGCTTTTTTCATCTGCTGGACAACATCCAACTTCTTGCCTTGCATGACTTCTCCCCATGCGTCAACAAAGGCTTTACGGTAGTAGGGGAGTAGATTAGTTACTTTTGCCCCCGGTATGTTTTGCGCGGTTCCTAAATAATCTCTTACCACGTTCCTGACCATCCATATCGGATTTCTATTAACCAACAAAGCCTTCACGGGCATCATCAAAGCATTAAAGAACCTTAGAACGTGCATAGCCTCAATGGGTTTATTGTTGAAGTCGTCGGCTATTTCTTTCGTAATATAAAACGCTTCAACTTTGCCGTTTTTAAGATATGAAATCATCCCCATTTTCGGGTCTTTGGGTTCCACGAACATCTGGGCAGTCCCACTAAATTTCTTTTCTGCTGGTTGAATCTGGTCTTGAAGTTCCTCGTTTTCAGAAAAAGTCTTGTGGAGTTCCTTCTTATACATGGTAATTTCAGCGGCACGCATTAAAGATATGTCTTTGAATATCGTAGCTATAAATGGGTTTTGAATATTCTGAAATGTCCCTAGTGTGTGATAAACTTTCCCCAAGGCACTTTGGGCATGGCCCCCATACATCTTGTCCATATAGGCTGTAACATTGAAAGTCAGGTAGTTCTTTTCGGTTTTTATGGTGTTTAACAAGGCTTCACTATACATCCCCGCTTCTTCGAGTTTCGGTATAACGTATTCCTGTCTCATGTCGCTAAACTTCTCAAGGAATCCCCTTAAGGTATTGAATCTTTCTGTGCCTAGTTTTGTTTTGAGATGTTCAATCTGCTCGTCGGAGAAGTAACCGCCCATGCCTCCGGGGTTGGCAACATTCCTTCTCTGTGTGGCTGTCCGCATTAACGTCCCAAGATACCCCAGGTCGTCTTCCGTGAATCCTGCTTTTTCCAGTGGTGCAATAATTTTCTGTTTTACTTCCTCAAGGTAAAAATCAGCCTCGGAAGCAAGATAGTTACGTTCTTCTTTGAAATATTCAAGTGTATTTGCGGCTGTTATCTTACCGGCCTTTTTGAGCTTCTTAACAGATTCCATCAAGGCAACGTTTCGGTCAATCAAACCCTTGTAAAGTTCCCTTAAAATATTCCGTGGGCTGATCTTGTTATCGGCCTTGATTTGATCCATAATCTCTTGCTCTTTGGTCTTGTGACCTTTCTGCATCTCATAGATATACTTTTCCCGTCTCTCCAAAACCGCTTCCCGATTAGTCGCTAATTTCTGATAAGTATCGTAGGTTTTCTTTACTTCCGGCTTGGCCTCAATCCACGATAGGAAAGCTTTGTAAAAAGTAGGAGTTTCCCTCTGCATCAATTCTGGATAGTTGATAAACACACTAAACGCATCGGCGTAGAGTTCCTTGCTCGACCATCGGTATTTCCTGTAAGATGAATCAACTGAATCGTCAAACGGCGTCCATAGTTTAGTAAGCTTCTTGAGTTCATCGGTAATAACTTCTTTGCGGTAGAGGACTCTCTTGCTAATTTCCTTCTGTAAAAGTTCTTTAAATCGTTTGTAGATAGTCTGCTGATCATATTTGACACCGGGAATAACTCTCTCAACGGTTTCCTTGACGGTCTCCGTTCCGACTTGTTTCTTGGTTCCGAATTGAGCAACACGTTCATCAACAATATCTTTCATGGCCTTCAGAACGATTTGCTTCTTTTCTTTAGTTTCGGCCCTCTGTAAGTATTCGTAAAGTTCGGGAGCTATGGTTCCCTCAACCCTGCCTTTCATTAAATCTAAGATGATTTCGGGGGATATTCCAGAAACTTCAAATTGGGGAATCTCCCTGATGATTTCCTCAACGATGACCTCATCGGGTTTCTCTTCTTCCTTAATCTGCTCTCTGGCTTCCTTTTGGAGTCTGGACTTGTCTTCTTTGGTCAAAAGCCCGGGGGCACCCTTGAACTCCTCTAAATAGTTTTTCATATATCTATTCAAAGAAGCTATCCGGCCTAAGATGTTTCCTCTGGTCATCAGGTGGTTTGGTATGTAGTCAACCAAGTGCCCTATTTCGTGTGCCAAGACCTTTGAGGCAGTCTCAATGTCACTAAAGATGCTGGCCTTCAAAAGAATATTACCTTCACCTTGTGGGATGAATTTGCCAAAGGCGGAATTACCGAAAGCAGACCTTACAACGGCTTTAATGCCGGGGAACTTCCCACCCATCAAATCACGAGCCAGCATGACGGTTTCAGGAAATTCAAGCGACCGTCTTAATCTTTTCACATAGTCATCTATTTCTTTTCTCTTGGATTCAAAGGATCCTAAGTCATATTCAGGAGGGACAGGTTCAGAGGCTTCGCCAAAGGCTTCCTTTTCTTGCCGTTGAAACTTGGTATCTTGTTTGTTAGGTGTCGAAGCAATAACTGCTTTTCTGGCTTCTTGTATTTTGATTGCTCTGTCCGTGCCGGTCAGAAGATGTTCGTAATGATCCCATCCACCAACGATAGAAGCGGACATCTCCTCGCGCATTTGGTCTTCATTGTAGCCGACCCGTTCCGCCGTATCTATGAACTCTGGGTGTTTAGAATTAAGACCATCCCTGATCACCTCAATAGACAGATTTCCCTGTTTACTTAAAATATGGCTTGTTTCATGCGACATGAAGTAGGCAAAACTGTCACCGGAAACAGGAGAAATGAATACCGCTTTAAGGTTATGGTTTACAGACATTCCCCATGGAACGGGAGAAATGGGAACGGTGGTATATCCAAGGGACGAAAAGTGATCCCTGGCTACTTTGAACTCTGGTGTGTCTATTAATTCGGGCGCAAAAACAACACTTTCCCATTGGGGCCGCTCAGTTTCTTCGCCAAGTCCGCGCACGTTTTCGTCAAAGATCCGTCCAAGTTGTAATCTGCCGGGATATGGTATTCCATTGTCTCGCTCTCGACGTGAATCATCGGCAAACCCCACATCCCCGTTTTCTCGTGTAGTTCTGTTGTGTTCATATTGTTCCTCCACTTTCTTTTTCCAATAGTTGCGAATTGTGTCATCAATCGGAAGATTATTCCACTCTCCTTGAGTTGAATAACGATTATCCGATTCCGCTACCTTTTGCAACGGGGCCTCTTCTTCCCGTAATGCGCCATCTCGTCCCATCGGGGCTTCAGTATTTCTATTTCTGTCTGGTATGGCACGTTGGCTGTCGTTGTATCTTTGCCTGTATTCCCAGTATCTTTTTTCTGCTTCGTCTTCTCTGGTAAATGTTCCATTGAACCTCCTATATTGGTATCCATAAAAAGATAACGGCCTCATAAAGAGTCCTTCGTTCCCGGTGGTATCCAATTCCCCGTTGATATTAACATGAGCCACAAAAATATCCAGCCCGTCGTAATATAATTTGTCGGCCTCTGCTCTGGTTATGGGGACATACCCCATTGCGACAAAATTACGGGGCTTCTGCCAGAACTTAAGCGGGAGGCTTTCTAATTGCTTCTGGATATCCATGCCCTCCCACCACTTATAATTGGGATTGTCCGAACGCGAAAACATCGGCTGGCTACGGCGAACAGGTGAACGCTGAAATTCGACCGGAACTTCTTGTTCTTGCCTTCTGGCGAATCGGATATCGGGTGTTTTTGCTTTATACGAATCCATAAACTCCAATAAAGCATCGCCCGTTAGGACAACATCTGGGGTTATGTTAGAGGCCGTTACAAAATCGCCTGGTTCAACCCCGAATGCTTCACGATTATTTCCAAATCCACCTTCCTCATAAAGTTCTGTTTCGTATAGTTTATTTTTCTCACCATAGGCGTTTTCAACGATTGTTTGCGCCCCGTTACTATCTCCAAGAACTTGATATATGTCCGTGTGCTTAGCTTCGCCGTATTGGTCATCAATATTATCAATAACGGCTAAATATCCGTGGTTTTTAATATCATCTCTGGTTACATCGTTATAGTTTTTTCCAAGTTTTCTTGCTGTTTGCATCCGCAACCAATCCGGTAAATCTGCATAAAAAGAAACAGGGATAAAATTATTTTCAACATCCATCTCTTCTTCAGTAGCACCAGATAAGACCTCACTAACCCAATCGCCAAACGTAGGCTCTATCCCATTTTTAACAACACTTGCAATGTCGCCGGTTCCGCTATGGAAAAATATCTTGTGTTTTATCGGTGTTTCGTCTTCTTGTGGCGTATAGTTGTCGGCCTTTTCAACAATCGCCCATGCTTTTTTTGCATCCGGGGAAACAAGTTCTTTTGGAGGCAATGCTAGTGTTTCATGGCCGTGGTGAGCTATCTTGAAGTTGACGCCCTCACCCCCAAACTCCTTAAACGCATCCTGCAGCACTACCCGGACTTCCGCATCGGACAACTTGACGTCCAGTCCGACAGCCCTTAAAAGGTCATGAAATATAGCAACCAATTTATCATACCACTTGGGTTGGGACTCATAGGACTGGTTGCAAAGCCATTCCTCGCACGCCTGTCTTCTGCCCTGAAGAGTATTGATGTTTAAATGCCTGTGAGTTTTTTTGACTAATTGTTTTACTTCTTCAGCGTGCGCCCCGTAAATAGCATCCATCAGGGCTTCATATTTCACCCTGACAGGCATTATCTTGCCCTGTGTCTGTCTCTGGAAGAATTTTCCCAATCCGCTATGGGTCAACTCGTGAGCAAATGTTCTAAGGGTTTCTTCTTCGTTTCTTATATTGTTGGCTACCAGATAAACTTCCCCGTTATGGGTGAATCCCATAGCATCGTCTATCCCGTCTCGTTCCATGATCCTCTGGACGATTTCGGGGCAATTCTGGTTAGACTGAACGACATTGACCTTCGGGGCATTGGGGATGGACTCAAGTGCCTGGTTAATAACAGACTGAACCTCGGTCTGCTGGAGGCCGGCGGGGGCGGCACCGCGCTGATAACGGAGGTCTTCCTTGTTAGGGTTGAACCTCTCAGATAACGGGATGACATTTCCATTGTCGTTGTAGGTGATAGGGTCAGCCATTTTTATTTGATTCGGATCAAGAGCAACCCACCAATGCTCGGTCGCGTCCCTGTCAACTCCCCTATTAACGTCCGCATTCCAAATGACAACGCCATCCTTTCCGGCGTCACGAATATCAGCCCTGACATCCTCTTCAGTGGCGAACCCCCTGACGTAATCAAACCATTCTTCTTGACCATCAAACTCCATTGGATTTTTGATTTTTATGTAGGCGGAAATTACCCGCCCTTCTTCTTCACCCACTCGGTTACGTGCGAAACGTCGCGCCGCTGACAATGCCGTGGAGCGGCGATCAGTAAACATGAACCCTATCCCAGAGTCAGGCCCCACGTTGGACATTTCCGCAGCATTATCAAACACGGTAAATTGCTCTGTCGTGCCATGATAAACTTTCTTCCGGGGGGAAGCGAAGGTATCGTAAGATTGCCAATTCTTTGCCGCTTCATCCACCATCTTCTGTAATTCGTCACGGTTCTTTTCAGGGTCTTTGGCAAGTTCAAGATAGCGAGCATCCTGGTTTTTGCGCTGAAATGAAACATCTTTCGGCGCACTGAACATCTCTTTGTAAAGTTCGGGATACTTGGTTTTGATTTCCTCTTTCGTTGATTCCGCATTTTTGATTTTATTATCGAGCTGGTTATATACTAAACTACTTTTCTGGAAAACGTCATCAGATGAAGGTGTTTTACCATTAAACCTACCGCTTAGTGATTTGAGTGTAATTTTCTTGTCGTTTATATCACTGACAATTTTATGCCACATAGCGGCCTCTGTCTCTTCTTCCGTGGTGTCGCTGTAAAACTTGTATTGCTCGGCTAACGCTTCCTTCTCTGCCGTTTCTTGCTTTTCTACTTCTTTGTATAATTCAGGATATTCCTCTTTCATGGCCTGCTTCATTTTAGCGGCCTCTTCGGTGCGTCCTTCTTCTTTGTAGTAACGATATAGCTTTGTGTAATCTTCCCACGCTTCCTTTTGGATGTCAGTCAATGGCTTTCCCGTGGGTTTCTTAGATGGCATCGGCGGCTTTATGTCTGGTAGGACTGTGTTGATTGACAGGGACTTAAACTTCTTTTTAAACAAAAGAAGATTGTATAAAGTATTCGGGACTTTATACCGTCCGTCATTAGGGACTTCAATAATAACAGTCGGCTCATCTTTCGGAGACTCCCGTGTGAATTTTCCATTTGATACCTTTTCGTCTATTTCGGCATCGGTTATCTTGTCCGGCGTTCCGTTTATTTCACGCCAATACTGTCTTGCCTTGATAATCAAGTCATCGAGTTTATCCAAGACATATTCCTTCTGCTCTTTGGGCGTAGTTACGTTCTTTTCCGCTGTCTTGGTAGCAGGAATGACTTTAGATTCAGGTATGTTTTTATCACGTTCTCTTAGTTTTGTTTTGTATAAAATACCCCTTGCCTCTTCCTGTTTTTGTTCTGCCGTTCTCAGTGCTTCTTCCGCTGCCCTTCGTTCAGCGTTATATTTCAGTTCTGTTTTTGGATTCCTAGAGTATTTACGAGCTGCTTCATTATATTTCTCTCTGGCGGCAATGGCTTCTTGACTGGCATCATCAAGTGCTTTTTGCGCTGTGGCTATATCCATGATTGGTTCGGCAGCCTTTTTCTCTTCCTTCTTGGGGACAGGCACAAATTTCTCTAAAGGTCCATACGTTGATGCGTGCAGTGTATTGTATTCTTCTGGGGTTAGTTTGCCATTGGCTAGGGCTTGCTGAATATGCTGTCTATGTATGTTTTCAGGGGTTACGTCGTTATAATTAAAATTATCCCCAAATGCAAGTTGCATCCATCTTCTGAAATTACTGATTGCTTCTTCCGAGTATCCCCTTGCACGAGAAAAAGTTTCCCAATCTCCACGATTATAGGCATCAATAGCGTCTTGTGATGCTGGAACCCCTTCACCATCTTGCATTTCTTGGTTATCGGTGAGTTTTTCATATTTCATTAGTTCTGCTTCATATTCCTCTCGCGTCATCTGCCACGGTTCTTTGGCTTCCTCTGCCAATGCCAGTTTTTCATCAGCGACAACTTCACCTTGTCTGTAACGTGGTAAATTCCGTGCTTCATCGGAAGAGATAATGTGTATGTTTTTTACTGGAGTTTTACCATTAGGTAGTTCATATATTTTTATTTCGCGAATACCATTATCTAAGTCCATCATGTAATATTCTATTGTGTCATCTAAATTAATATCGCTCTTATTAACCTCTCCAACAAGAACACTTTTCCCCTTACTATACTCTCCAAACTTAGCAGCAGATGGCCCGTCTATTGTCCAATTTGTTCCTGGTTTAGCAGTGTCTATTTCAGATTTTTTTGTGCTTAAAGCCCTATAAACTTTTAATTTCTCTGGTAAATTAGACACAAAATCAATAGCTGATTGAAATTCACTGTCTGGTATGTTATCTGCTAATTCACCAAGCCTATCTGGCGCGGCCATACGTCGTTTTAATTCATCTACTGTAATTTGCCATGGTTCTTTAACTCTCTTTTTCTCGGCCTCTGCCTTACGCCTTATTTCTCGTTCAGTAATTGTTTCAGTAGAGGCTGCTTCTTCTGCAAACTTAGCCTGTGTTTCCTTGAATGTTCTCTCGGCTCTCTCGGCGAATGTTTCGGCCTTCGGGGTTGTCTTGGCTGCCCTATTAAACGAATCTTCGTCAATGACATCTTTTATTATATAGACTGGAACTTTATCAATCCCAGCAGCCAATGCCGCAATTGCCCTATGCCTGCCTTCTTGGTCTCCTTTAGATTTTTCGACCCATAATGCGGGAAATTTTCTACCACCATCACCCCTTGCTAACCGGCGCATTGCTAAAGTATATTTTTCTGTTAGGCGGTGCGTCTGTGATTTTATTTCTTCTTCTGCCGTTGTCCCCTTTGCTTCCGCCGATAAGTCAAGATATTGGCTAGGGGAAATCCACGAAAAAGAAAACTCTTTCCCTTTTTCTTTTTTGTAGTATTCAGGGTTACTAATCATTTCTTCAATAAAGGGTGCGTCTGGCTTTTCATCAAATACCAGGACTGCTTTTGCTCCCGGTCGTGCCCCCAGCGATTTTGTTCCCTGAACCACAGGCGCGGCATGGGCAAGTCTGATGCTATCAATTCTATCCTGTGGTAATGTCTTTTCTCTAAGGTATCTATCGAGTTCAGTTTCCGTTGCAGATATTAATCGCTCAACCCTATCCGCTTCCCGTGTTGATTTCGCGGCAGACTTTTCTTTTGTTAAGCTAGCCAGTCTATTGATAAGTTCTGCTTTATATTCAATTAATTGGCCTCTTATCGCCTTCTTGACTTCTTCGGTGTCTTCGTGGGGTTCGGTCTTCCCCTCTTTACCTGTTATCTCTTTAATTCCAATAGGCTTCAATTCAAATTTGTCTAATTCATATTTCCTTAGCGGCCTGTCGTAAACCACACGTCCAAACTTTCCGCCATCCTCGCTCCTGATAAACCCATCCGGCTGTGTTCCGATAGACATTGGCCGATATTTATATTCATAAGTATATTCAGCTTTATCCGGCAATACTCCTATTGGTGCCGTATCTGGGAGATCGGGGCGGTTATACCTCATGGGAGAAACTAAACTAGTTAGTTCTTCAAGCGCATCTCTTAGGGTGGTTGTTTCCGTGTCTGATATTGGCCCTTTAGCGTCAAATGTTGTTACTTGAAATTTACCAGGTTCCTTTGTGCTTTTATGAACGACATAATAAAGATTCCCATCTTCAACCTTAACCGCTCCATTTTTTTTGAACTCATTGGTTAATTGTATAACGTGTTCTTTTCTTGATGCGGCTGAATATTCAACGGCATCATCTGAAATATCACCTTCTGTTTCAGATGCGGCTTGTTTTGCGACGGTGCTGATTGCTGGTGCGCCTTGCGACGTCGCCACAGGTTTAACGATCTCCTTGCCCTTTACATAATCAACCCGGAGGCGATAAAGGGTTTCCTTGTCGTTTTTAAGGTCGTTTAGTTGGTATCCTCGTTGGTTAACGTAAGCTTCAAAGCCGTCCTTTTTGGGTATAATTATATCACCATTGGCTTTTAATGCCGGCAAATTCTCAATAATAGATTTGTTTAGCGCATCTGATTCTTCGGTAAAAGGTGTTACGTTGTCGGTTTTCTTGAGCGCATCATTCAAGGTCACGGGGATGTTCGGGAAAGCAGCTTTTATCTTGTCGGCTTCATTTGGGTAGGCCGCTATCATTTTACCGACTGCCGGAATAAGGTCATCGTTTGTTATTCCGTTTGCCGCATGTATGGACTTCAGTTCGTTGATTTTATCTTCAACGTCGGACGGCTGTTCTGATTTTATTTCATTTAAGAAGATGTCAACATCAGCCAGCACGGTCTTGTCGGCATCCGGTCTTCGTGCGTATTCGTCTCTTTTCCCTTTAATGTCTTCTGCGCTTGCGCCTTCCTGATAAGCTCTGGCAAAGTCGTCAAAGGCGTTGAAGGTCTGATCGCCGGAAGGTTGGGCGGGAGAAGGTTGGCTTTGGGGTGGCTGGATGTTTTGTTGAGGGGCAAACAGTCTTCCCTTCGCCGCTGCGCCCCACGCTTTCGCCGCCGCTGGAACTTCAACAAAAGCTCCGCCGATTCCTCCTGCCGTTTCAAGAGCAACGTCCGCCATGCTCACGTTGCCGGTAGCTAATTGCTGCCCGGCGGCTTCCGATGCACCTTCACCTAATATGTCAACGCCAACACCAGCCGCGCCATAACCAGCCTTGCTTGCCATTGTCGGCTTAACTATCTTACCGAGTACCTTTGCCTGCTTCTGTGCTATCGCTAATGGGCGGCTTGCAATTCGTCCACCTAACATTGTTAATGCGGCATCAGTAAAGGCAGTTCCGGCGGCTTTTTTGCGTGTCTTGTCAATAATGCTGTTAGATATTTGTGGATCGCTAAGAAGCCTCCTAATGTTTTCCTCTGTCGGTGGCAAACCCCTATTGCTCAATTCATTTTGGACGAACCCACTGACTTCCAATGCCATTTCAGGAACCATTCCGCCAACAACTCCCCCGGCAAACGCGCCAGCAGGAACGGTAAAGGGGGCGGCAGGGCCACCCAATAACCCCAATTTTGATCCAGTTATAATTCCAGTAATAGGCGGAACCATGTTTGCGATCTGTTCTGATGTAAGGTAGGCTAATCCTTTTGGGTTAGTAACCGCTTCCTTGGCAATACCATAAAGCATATTACCTAAAGCCTTTGAACTTTCGATTACACCCTTGGCATCCTCCCATCCTGAAGCGGACGCTCCTATGTTCTGCTCTGCTTCCCGTAATTCTTTTGGTTTAAACGGTACATTGGTCAGTGATTCAGATAATTGTCTTGGGGCCTCCTCAGAGAAACTACCAGAGGCAACGTCTGCCGCAAGAGGTAGTCCCTTGATAAGTCTTTCTCCGCCTTGTTTTGCTAAATCCAATACATTAGACACAAAACCATTATCAGGCATAGGATTAAGATGCTGGATTATTTCATCATCAGAAAAACCAGCCTTCCTTGCACCAACAACACGAAAATTTACTTTTGATGCAAGATAATCCGCTATTTCTTGCTTTGAGAAACCCGCAGCTAAAGCCCCTTCAACGTCATATGCCATTTATCAACACCTATTGGAAACCTTTTACCGCAGAGATGATAAATATTCGCGGTGTTTTGAAAGCGCAAGTTTTTTTATTTCTTCTTTTGAAAATCCTTTTTTCTTCCATTCCGCCATGTCTTTTTCAAACGCCTCTTTTTTCATTTTGTGTGCTTCTAGCGGTCTATCAACCAAGATTCGCTTTGGGGCAGAAGTAATATTTTGTAATGCTTGTTGATTTCTTATCTGTTGCTCTGTTGGTGATTCGGACAGTATATAATCCATATCATTTGTTGGTTGTGTAGAAATAGGGCGTTGTTCTGCCGTTTTCTTTTTGTCGATATCGTCAAAATAAGTAATTTTAACACCTTCTGCTTTCGGCGGTTGAATCTGTGTAGCGGGATTATTCATATCAGGTAGATTATTAATATCGTGATATTCAACATCCTCTGGGTTAAGCTTTCCTGACAATATCTTGTTTTTCACATCCCACGCCATTGCTGTTCCTTGTATTATTTGGGGAGGAACCGGCCTGCCGTTCTTTTCAGCTTCTGCTGCAATCTTTCCGTATGCCCTTATGGTATCGTCAACATATTTTAAAACATCTCTTTTCTTACTTGTTTCCACTTGCCTATTTTGCGCCGGAGTCATTCCGCCCCCCTCCGCCTGCGCCTCAAGTAACTTTGTTTGCGCTTTGCGCCATTCCTCAAGTCCTGCGCTCTCAATCTTTTCCTTTTCAATATCTTTTTTGTTTTGTAGTATTTTATCAAACGCTCCAAGTCTGTTTGCGACGATGGCCCTACCTTCTGCCTCGACAGCGGCTTTTTTACCAAGTTCTTGTTGGAGATATCTATCTCGTATTTTGTGGAAAGCATCAAAGTATGCGCCGGACTGCGGAGGATAGTAACGGTCTAAGCCTGTGCGTTTCATTTCAGCACGGGCATTTAGTTCGGCTATTTCGTTTGGGTTTGTGCTAATAAACTTCTGTGTTTGTGGATTCCATGCCCCGTAAGTTGGTGTTTCTAATTGAGCTGCCCGTTCAATGGCTTCGCGCTTTTCAAGCATCTTCTGTATGGCGCGTTCTTCCGATGAGGGCGGTTGACCGGTTATTTTGCCGTAGGGGATGCCATCTTTAACACCTTTCTCAATGGTTTGTCCTAACTGGTCTTTTGTAATAATAGGCATGATTCACCTCCTCCTACACATAATCCGTGTATCGGTATTTCTGCCGGTTAATCGCATCTTCCCCAAGTGCCGCATTGGACTTAATAGCATTCATCTTTGTAATGTAGTTGGACAAAGATTCCTGATTGGCAATAGCGGCGTCTGATGCTGCTTGTTGATTTCCGTAATTTAATTTATTGGCGTAACGCTGACTTCCGATCTGATTGGCCGTCCCGAAAGATTTAGACAATCCTTCTCCATATCCAGACATGGCGTCTTTAGACCGAAGCCTTTGCATGGTGGGGTCAAGACCCCTTAAAGATGCCATGAGCTGATCGAGTCTTCTGCGTCCTTCCCTAACCATCGGATTTGCGGCTTTCTGGACTTCTGCTTGTTCTCCTCTGGTGTTCCACGCTTGGTATTGTGGCTTTGTAAGAGAAAGCTGTGGAAGAGAACTAATCTGCAAGGCCATAGGCTGTGAAGCGGCGTATTGAGCGGCAGAACCGTATCGTGAACCCGATGAACCGCCTCTGGACACGCCCTGTTGCGCCCGCAATGCTGTTTCGTATGCGCTCTGTGCATCCATACGCTTGTTCCACTGGTCAGCATCATAGCCGTAACCGGCATATCCTCCCCCTGTCGTACTTTCTGGAGCTGCACTGCCGTAACCGGCTGAAAGTTCTTCGTTCGGATTGTAAAAGGTCGGCAAATTATACTTATATCCGTTATTTGGTTCATCCGATTGATTGTAAAAGTAACCCATTATCTTGCCCTCCCTGCCCTTAAATTAAGCTGTAAATCTCTTAAATAACTTATCACCAAATGAACATAATTACTTACTCTGTGTATTGCCAATGCCCCGAACAGGTATATTGAGTTATTAAATACCACATAAACCAATAGAATTAAAGCCCCTATCCAGACAGACATACAATAGGGACATTCGAGCAAGTGCGTATCAAGCCTCCGGCTGTGCAAAAACGGCGTTTCTGCAATAAGCCATTCTTTTATCCCCTGTAACGGTGCGGCTTTCTTCCAGAGTTCCACCAGGGCTTCGGTAGTTATAATGAGAATGATATATTTCATACCGGCTCCTTCCAGCCACAGGGCAAACATCCTATGTATCCTTCAGGATTTCCACAACACGGCTTATAGCGCCGCATCTTCCTGCCACATACCGGACAAGGTTTATCAACCTCTCCCTCGGTCGTGCCTGGGATGTAATCTTTCTTGCTTCTTCGTTTAAGAGTTTTCAGATAATCCGCTATCATTTTTCTTCTCCAATATTTTAAACCATTCAGGCATGGTCTTTTCACTATCCAAAACAAGGTCGCAGTTCTCGCAGACTAATTGCGTATTCACCCCTTCGTCGTTCGGGGGAATCATCCTGAACCTCATGGGACTTTGGCAATCAGGGCAGAGTGGCCTTTCGTAGTCGTCAACGGGTGTCATGGGTCTATTGCCCCATGCTTCGACGGACATAAAAAGTTCCATCTTTTCTTCCGCAAGAACTTCCTGATAAAGTCTAAAGGCTTCGGTCATATTGTTAGTCAAAGGCGAAAAGATACGATAAGCCTTGTTGACTTCATTTATTCTTTTCTGAAATTCATTAAAGTTCAGTTTTTTCATAAATTACCTCTAAATCAATGCCGCTGGGCAGCAACCTGCCTCTTTTAACCATTGTGGTCTGCCATCTACTAATGGATTATCCAAATGTGTTTGAAAAATAGATCCACCTTCACCACAAGTATTAAAACAAACATTATCATGCACGTTCCCACATGGAGGTGGGCCGCCAGTTTGAGATTCTGAAGCTTGTACTTTACAATTAACACTGAAATTAGTATTAGGATCAAGGGTTCCATCACAACGATACATATTTTTATCTAAGAATACTCTAGTTTCCCAAGCTCCGTATGGATAACCTTGCACACATGCATAATTAGTGTAAGTAGTATAAGCATCAGCTAATGGAGTATAAGCATTTACCGCAATCGTCAATGTCCCTATGGTCGCTCCGCCGCACGTTACGGTTATTGTAGGATTGTTTACGCAGTTAGGGTTAGTCGCCGGTGCCGTATAAGTAACAGAAGTCCCAGTCGGATAGCTTAAAGAACCTGATGTTGTTGACCAATAATAGGTGTCTCCCTCACTTCCGCCTTCAATATAAAGGGTTTGTGAAGCCCCTGCTGCCATTTGAGGTGTCGTAGCATGGGCTGTTCCCTTACATCCACCTTCAATAGTAATGTCTTTATAAGCGCATATCGTATTCTGGTCGTCTGACATCCAAGGTTTAATTGAAAGACGATCACTACCAGGTGTGGTTGGGGCAGTATATTTATATCCTATAAACTCCCCTCTTTCTGCGTTAATGTCGTAAGCACATCCATGCCCGCCACCGGATACTGAATATTCCACTGTATCACCTGGAGCAACACTATCGGGGCCAGTGATCTTCATATTCAAACAACAGATATGCGGCATATAAATCAATGGACACTTTTTGGCATATTCGTTTAATTTGTTCCATTCGCTTGCATTTGGTATAAAAGCCCCTGTCGCATCCCCGAACAAACTTACCCATAACTGATAACAAGTTCCCTTCGGGACTGTGTCGGGGTTGATTGGAATATCTGGAAACTCTGGAAACTCTGGGTTTTGATACCGATATTCCAATTCTTGATAATCAACATCAGATAGATATGGTAACTGGTTCTCTGATTCAGCAAACGCCCCGAAAGAGTCTTGAACATATTTCTGACTGGTCTGACGTTGAACGTCCTCAAAACCGTCATCTGTCCAGTAAGGTAGTCTGGAATACTCTTTATTTACGACAAGATGTCGTTTGTTTGGTGGAACCCTCATGTAGTCACCAACTGCATCTTTTCTGATACATACATTAAAGTAAAAGCATCTGAACCCGAATTGCTCAACTTAATTCCAATATGACTTCCCTGTGTGTTCGGGTGTTTCTGGTCTGATGTTAATTCTCTGGTCTTGAACATCTTATGCCTTAAATAATAAAGCGCAAAACTTCCGTCCGTGGATGATTCAAACTTCAAACTTAAGTGCTTGCCTTGAAGGTTAGGAAATCTGATTCTCTTTCTTATGAGTTCGGCTGATTCCATTAAACCCAAAGCAACGGCTGATTCAGTAGTATCGTCAACTAAATGAAGAGCATCCATTAAGTCAGTTACTTCTGCTGATTCAACGGTAGGCCCGTAAGCAGTTCTTTCGTTTCCGAAAGTATCTGTGGCCTCTGCCGATTCAGTGATAGAATCCACTAAATGCAGCGATTCCATCAAATCGGATGCAGTTGCAGATTCAGTTGTGGAACGCTCTGTTTCAATAGACCGTCCCATTAAGTCCGTAACTTCCGCTGTCTCGGGTATGGAATCAACTAAATGAAGCGCGTCCATTGTGTCAGTAGTAGTTGCAGATTCAGAAACGGCATCTACAAGGTGCAGGGCTTCCATTGTATCAGAAGTCGTTGCGCTTTCAGTGGTAGAGCCCTCAATACTTCCTATCCCAGTAAAACCAGCGGGAACTGTATAAGCAAAAGCAGTGGCCCCGAAGTTTGCAGTCCATTCGCTTCCACCACGTTGTTGAAGCATCGGATATATATTACCGGACAGACCAGTAAAAGTTGGATTAGTTCCGGTTTCAGGATTTCCACTATTGTTCCATGTTCCATTTTTTCCAAACCATAGTTTACCATTATCAAGATCAAGGGCTATGCAAATAATAGCACCATCAGTTAAGGCAGAACCGGCCCAAGTACTACCATTATTGTGATAATAAAAACCATTTGCCGCCCATGACCATCCAGTTGCAGAATACCCTATAATATTACTTAGACTAACTGCAGATGTGCCAACGCCTACTTCTGATGCAGAACCTTCAGCAACAACAGTTGTTGTTATTTCCCAATAATATTTTCCAGAGGACTTATATTGCGTAGCCCTAACACCTTTATAATTATCAAGGTTAGATGCAGCGGTAAGGTTCCCGTTACTTAATGTAATGGCTGCGCTTTTATCTAGTGGGTTCCAAGTGTAAGCCATTTACAACCCCTATGCGTTTGCTATTGAAATTGTGCAATAAATCTTAAACGTATCGGTGTTTTCAACCGGCTTTCCTGCACTGAACTTTGAATAGCAAAATAACGTCCCACCGCCTGCTGTGTCATTTTTGGTATCAGCAGCAGTCCCGCCGCCGACTAAAGCACCACCGTAAAGTGTTTTGGTTTCCGATGATGTATAGACTGCCTTACTTGCTGAATTTGTAATGGACTGCGAACTAGCCGCTGCTTCGACAAAAGCCTGTCTGGTGGCTTCTGAATACCCGTCCCATTCCGTAAATACAGGAACAGCATAGGTCATAGTCACAGCCGCCGTGGTATCCGTTTCGACTGGGAATATATACCAAGTAGCAATCTGTGTCGCTTCATGAAACATTATATTAAGCCACGCATTAAGCCCCTCGTTGGTAATGATATTAGGTCGGTCTAATTCCGCCCATTTCAGGTTTCCATGTTTGTCATAGCATTCAAAGTTCCAACGTGAACCGGCAATGGCCCTTAAAAGCATTTCTCTTTGGGACTCAACACTTGCGCCCATTATATCTTTTGCTCCTGATTTTTCTTCCATTATATCCTCCTATGTAGATATTGTTATTGCGTCTTTTGCTATGGCGTCTGCGTATGGCGTTAAGGTGCAAGCCCCATTTACTCTTACAACTATTTCATCCAAGAACAGGTCATGTCCTTGTCCATCATATTCCATTGTCAAAGACCCTGTAAAAGCGGTTGAAACGTCCGTTGCCCCGTAATTCGTCCTGTAAATTGTCCCGTCCGCCGTCCCGCCGGCAACCTGTAAAACTGTAAACTGCCCGGATGCTGCCTCGACTTCTGCATGACACGAAAAAGGTTGCGTAAGAGTATCCGTTGACCACTTGCCTGTCTTAACGTCATAGACTAAAAAGACGTTGGGAACTGTGGCACTTGCGCCCGAAACTATCCCCATTCTGACCACGTTATACAAGGAATCGTAGTCTATCCAGTGTTCGGACTCGTAACCCCTTCTGATACAGACTGATTCTCTGGAATCGAAGTAATCCTGAATATCAGTTGATATGCAGACGATGTTCTTTCCGTCTGTCATAAACACACCGTATCTTGAAAGAAAAACAGCAACTGCTCTTCTAACTACTTTTTCATTCGGATCAACATTAGGAACATCCTCAATAACAACTGCACTTTTGGCGGAGAATGTCCCTAATACGGTCGAAAGAACCCTCTTCCCGAATGTAGCAGGTGAATAACCTTCTATAAGCGTCAAACACCCCCCGTCCTTACCCTTCTCTTCCTGCCACACTAAAAGTTCATTGTAGAATTTCTTTATGCAGATAACTCTGTTCGCCCTGCCATCTCCAACGTCTTGCAGGGCGGAATCTTCTCCGTTGATAACCATTGGATTGTAAGCGTTAGAAATCATGATATAGCCTGGAGCTTTCTCGAAAGAATAGGCTGCACGCTGTTTAAAAGATGAAAGGGCATAGCACTTGCCCATAGAATTAAGATTAAAATAAGGCATGGTTTCGATAGAAACAACCATATCCGCAGTAAGGGTCTGATTGAATGAAACTTCATACCAATATGTGAATTGGTCGGAACTCTGGAACATGGTAGGTTGCTCGTCGGTAGGATGATTGACTGTCACCCATCCGTCAGAAGCAAAGGACTTGGAATCAACAATCGTTGAATCATTGGCTGTTAAAGCAACAAACGCCGTCCCGTTCCAGTATTTTACCACAATCGTTGTAGCTGCTGTGGAATTAGGCACTTCACCCACGGACGCATAGAATCCACTGATAGGATCAACAGAATTGAAATAAAACTTATCACTTGAAGTAAGGCCGCCGATTTCCACTACATCAGAGGCGTAATACTGATACGTAGCGGTTGAATTGATATAAACATAAGCTTCGATTGAAGCAACCGGAACGCCGTCCCATAAAGACTGAATTTCCATCCAATCGGAATTATATGTGATTTCAGTAACTTCCACTTCGGAATCCAAAGCACCAGAATCAAGGGACAATCTATACCAATATCCGTTTGCCCCAAACATATATTTGGGTTGGTGATCGGTAGGCATTGTCCAAGTCATTGTCGCTCCGGTAGTCGCTAATGTCGCCCCTCCAAAAGCGGTGTTGTCGGTAAAACCCGTTACTCCAGTCCACGCACCGTTCCAATAGTGCATTTGTGCTACTGCCGCGCTTCCATTTGGTTTTGTAATTGTCCAAGTTAAGGTATCCGCTGGTGTTTCGGTTCTGATAAATACGCAGTCATATTGCGCCAAGGTTCCTAGCGAATCCAGAATTGCATGAGTAGTTTGGTCATCGTCTGCTACGTCAATAGAGTAGTCTTCACCCATTTTTGGAATATCGGGTATTGCAGCTGCGCCTTTATAAACGATGAAATTGGAAACGCGTTCGTTTTCCCCGCTGAATATTCTGGGATACCCCGTCCCATCCGCATATAAAAGATGGTCATCAATAACCGCCCACGAAGCGGGTAGCATCGTTCCGGTGGTGTTATAGACGCTTGAACCAAAGGTTGCTCCTACAGTCGGAGGGTTGTTGGTGGCCTGTAAAACATCCCCATCGGACATTTGAGCATAGAACTTTATTTGACTCTGTTTGCCCTTTGAAAATCCGAAAAGCGTCATAACCTTATTCACACCATCCGCAGTCGTATTCAATTTGGCGCATCCTTTTCGTTTGACGAATCCCGGCCTCAAAGGTCTTAGATTTACAATCTCGGAAAATCCACCCAAAGGTAGTTGGTAGATTTCTCTTACAATGTCAATACCGCCTTCAAGAACCTGATAATCCAAAATACCAATCAGTCTTCCGTCATTCAATCGGCTATTCATGCCTTTGACGGGTGTTAAAACAGGATCAGTTTTGTTAATGGTTCCACCTTTAATCATATCGCGTCTCCGAGCGAGCCGTGGGAAGATTGACTAGATTGTAACGTGCTGTATAGCCAAGTTCGCTTTTATAAATCTGTTCGTAAAAGTCCGACACCACTATATTACTTCTCTTTAAATACGCGACATGACAGACGTATAGGACTATCAGTGGCCTGAAAGCAGGAGGTATTTCTGGAATCTGCGAATCAACAGTTAAATCAATTGGTTTGTCGTAAATATACCCGTTTAACGTGTAAGTGGCGTCCGGCAAAGGGTCAATGCCGATTTGATTCAACCCCTGCCACCAGTGTTTAGGAGCGCCAGAATTCGCTAAATGTCCGTCTGCTACCGGGTAAATCTCGATAAGAGAAACAGGCGTTGTTGTCAGATATTCAATCGTATCAACGTCATAGCCTGTAACGCTAACGGTTCTTACTCCGCTGGTTGTGCTTAGGGAATCTATGTTTTGAATGCACCCGGCAATTTCGGCAATTTCTCTTATGCCGTCATTGATTAAATAATTAAGTTCCGTATTGCTCCAAAGTTCAGGGGTGTCCTCATCCAGCAAGTCTCTTGTCCGTGTTCGAATACCTTTTAGCGTGTAGGGATAAGCATCCAAAGTCAAATTGGAGATTGTGCCAGTGAATACAGTTGAACCTGCTCCATCACCGACAGAACTAGCCGCCCACAAATACCGCCAGTCTTTTGCCTCTGTTAAGGTTACGCTAATAATGTCAACAAGCTCGCAGTATTCTCTGTCGGAGTAAATGTAGCAGTATAAAGTTCCGTAAGTCCCGACCGATTCATCTCTGACGATTCTCACATAGTAATCCGTCGCTAAAGACAAAGCCGACGAAGTGTCCGTTGTGCTTACAGTGGAATTTCTTTCTGTAAGGATCAAGACTCCGTTTGTCCAGTTAAGCGCAATCAAGTCTGTGTCGGCTGTGATTAGGCTTCCTACTGGGTTTGCAATAGAATCACTCATTGCCCACAAATAACAAGACTCCGCTCCCGTCCCAACCATTACTTTAAAATTCATACTATGCTCAAAGTCACCGGAAAAATACCCAGCACTGAAGTCATACACCAACTGCATGGTTTCGTCGGTGTCTAGTTCGGCAATTGTCAAGGTGTTTGTCGCAACTGTCAGGCGGGAAGAGGTATCGGTTTCCGTGTATCCTGTGTAATTTTGTAGATTACTCATTACTCACGGCCTCCGGTATGCTGGTCAAAAGCCTGGAATCCTGCTTGGGGTAGGTTCGCGTAAACTTCTTGATCTGGATAGATTCAATGTAGCGATTATAGGCAAAAGCTCCCTGCTCTCTTCTTCCTTTCCTCATGTAACATCGTGAAACGGCATACCAAATCATGTCCTCATGATAGACTGCCGGGATAGAAGGCTCGTCCGTGTCGGAACTCATTTCAGTTAATGGGTAATCGGAAATCGTGGCATAGAGTGTATAAGTCGATTCAGGAACAGGCTCGATAAGAATCAATCCCCCCCATTGTGTCCAGTATTGCGGAGTAGCCCCAGTTAAAGGCAGTCTGCCAAAATGCTTCAAGGTAATTTTTGGTAAACCTGTTCGTGTTCCTGTAACAGGGATATATTCAAGGTTTTTCACCTTGAATCCAGAAAACCGAACCGTTCTTAACGAAACCGTTGTAGTCAGGGTATCTATGTGTTCCAGACACCCGGTCTTTGCTGCTATATCTTTTTCAGCGTCGTTTAAAAACCTGTTTAACACTGCGCTGGTAAAGATAGCAGAGGTTGAGTCCTCATTGGTTATCGTCAGAACTCTAGTTCTTAAATCTGAAAGGTCTGGATAGGCCATCCCCACTCCTAAAGGTTATCCCAGTCAACCGCTTGTGGAAATTTAACCGGCGCTCTTCTGTCATATCGGTTCGCAATCAAGTCCACGTTCTCAATGACCATCTTACTCAAAAGTCCCTCTGCAGGCATACCCTCGGTCTTTGCACCTCTGAAATACTTGACGGCGTATTCAGCAATCAAATCGTCAAAGAGTTCATTGAAGGGAAGAGTAGCAGTGGTGGTAGTGATGGAAGTCGGCCTCTGGAAGTAATCAGCCTTAATGGTGTAGTCCGAAGAGGTATGAGGAGTAACGTAGAGTTTTGTCCCTCTGATTTTGTAGTGTCTCGGTTCACCTGACGACGGGTAGGCAATTTCAACATCCACGGAGGGCAATGGTGTCAGGGTATAGTCTTTGCCGTTAATATAAGGTTTCCCCTTCAATCCCCAAAAGTCAGTGGGAAGATACCCGAAGGAAGCGTCGGAGGTAATCGTAAACGAGCTTGCGATGGCCGCAACCACAGAATCAGTATGGGCTAGTATCAAAGTTCCTACCGTTGCCGTAGCTATCCGAAAAGGCCCCGGATTGCTTGCGTGTGTCGTGGTAATTGGCATATCAGCAACAAAACCTTCTGCGACAAACTGGTTTGCCGCGTCGGTAATGGTATCCGGGTTGGAATCCGCAAACGCCATAGACGCTGTATAGTCCACCGACGCAAAGACCTTCACTTCCATCTGGCCGGTGATTAAATCAGACTCCAAGACATATAGTCTTTTAGCGATGGTTCTGACGGCCTGATCCACTACATGAACCAGGTCGTCAATAGTAACCTGTATGTCAGGCCGATATTGGATATACTCGTAAATAGTCGCGACAGTGGACATTTAAGCCCCCAAGAAGATAACTCTGATTGAAGTCAACTCCGACAAATCCTCTCCGTTTTTAACTTCCAGAGGCACGGACTCGATCTCGTCGGGTCTCCCGTAAACATACATGGCCGTCCCGGTGGTAATAGAGTGGCCAGTGATTCTTGTCCCGGGATACATGAGGTCAAGTTTCGCCTCGCCGGCTCCGGCACTACCTGCCAGGGAAATAAACTCTTCCGTGACGGAGGTGTTTTCAGGAATCTGTCCACTATATCCCCAAATCAGAATCGGGTAAGTCGGTGTGCAGACGTTAGATGAAGCACTCATGCCTTCTTCCGCGACAAACCTGTTATATAGGAATCCAGAGGTAGGCTTTTTGATGTAAGTCACCACACAGGAAGTCACAACGTCCGCAGCCGCAAAGGTGATAATGCCGGTCGTTGCTGCAATCTTACATTCCGTTGTTGCGGGTGTGTCGTCTTTGTCCAGCATCAGGCAAGCGTTGGTAGAGGTAGTTCCGGTTGCGTTGATAGACTGAATAGCGATGGGGACATTAGTTAATGTAGCTGCGTTGGTCGTGGTGGTTTGAGATTCTTCCTGAACAAGATTATCCCAAACGTCTTTCCATGCCTGCGTGATGTATGTCACGTAAACCGTATCGCAGAGGTCATAGATATAAACATCGTCAATACTCATGGCACTTGTGCCGGACGGTGTGAAGGCCAATCCGCCTACGGTCGTTGCGGTAATATCTTCGGTGTAGGTTCCGTCCGCTTCTCTTGCGGTTCCCGAAGCACCACCTAAACCAATCGTTAAAGCGCCAGAGGCATAACCAGACACGGTATAAACCGTCCGATAGGTATGCCCCACGGTCGCCGCAAAGGTATTGTGAGCCAGAGTTGCTACTTCTGTGCTTGAGGATTTAGTGGCTACTCCGGTTCCAATAGACCAGTCCGTTCCAGTCGTCCAATCGGTTCCCGCCGCAAAAGCCCCGTTTTCAACTTCATTCGTCACAGGCAGAACAGATAAGGTCGCCCTTTCGCCTTCTGCAAAGATAGCATCAGGTTTTGCTTGCCCGTAGGTAATCGTCGCACCTGTGGTAGAGAGTTTCAGGGGAGCGGCAGCGTGACAGATTGCCATGATATAAGCAGGCGGATAGTTAAGGGTAATCTTTCCCGCGGCATTCGGTGTATGCTGTTCCTCATAGACAATCGGCGGTGCGTTTTTAAAGAGTTTCATTTTGTTGTTGGTGTGATCGTAGGAAATCGAAAACCCTTTTTTAGTTTCAGGGATAAACGCTTCAACATTGTGCATCCCCAATTCCTGGTCGCTGTTAAAAGATTCGCCGCCAAACGGATAAGATGAGTCGAAGGCAACATCCGCAATAACGGCGGCCAAATCTCCAAATACATGATATTTTTTATTGCTTAATGTTATAGACATTTCGCCCCCTTACCATCCCCACGCAAACCAAAGACCGTCTGCGTCGGCAGTTGTTTTTACTGTTACAGGATCATTCACCGGAAAAGTCTCATTCACAACCGGCTCTCCAGCCACCACCGCAGAACCTGTGTGTTGTAATTTTAATTGAAGAACTTTGTGCAGACCTGTCCGAATGTCACCGCCGGAAGACCCGGAAGTGTTGGTGAACGTCCCCATCATAAACCGCATCTGCCCCATAGGAACTTCATGGAGTAAATTGTTTGAAAAAGCCATGTCGCCCTCCTATGTATGCTGGTCTCCGAAAGCCAACCAGTTGCCGTCAATACCGGCATCCGTGACAATCGTAATCGCGGAGCCGTCTAATCCGTTGGCCGTAAAGGTCTCATTCACCACACAGGCATTGGTAGCCACACTAGCCCCCCCCGGTTGCAAGATAAGCCCGTAGCAACGGTTAAGCCCAGTTGCGATGTTGCCACCTTCATCCGTCTCACCATTAGTAAATGTCCCTATTGACACAGCCATCGAACCCCAAACGTCGCGCTGTGTTACACTTGATGCCATTGTCATTGTTTGTCCTCCTTATGAAAAGGGTGAGGCCGAAGCCCCACCCTCACAAAACTTTAGTTGGAATACAACATGACCGGTGTGTGATAACCCGACACAAGGGCCGTGCTGTAAGCGTAACCGACCACAGGGCCAGCCTGCGTAGAAGCAACTTCCAGACAGGACTCAGTATCGGAAGGCCCAAGCGGGTAATTGGCCGTCGCGGTATCACCGCCCTTCGTGTTGCTCATTCCAGCGGTCTGAATCCAGCAGTAGGAAGCAGACGCGCAAGACACAAACGCCTGACCTGTGTAAGAGGTCGCAATATCTGTAGCCGCAACAACGCTCGAATACGGATTGGGAATCAGCGACAGATAGCAGGTCGTATAGGTCGCAATCTCCAGAGGTTCTTTCAAAGTAACCGTGATGGTTTCAGAACCAGCGGCAGAAGTCGTGTGACTGGAAATCGGATACATCATGCCAGCCGTGCCGGAAGTCGTGCGATAAACCAACAGATAACCGTCATCATACTGATTTGCGGTAACTGCCGTTCCTCCGACATACACGGTAACATTTGTAGAACCAGCGGCATTAGCGGCACCGGAGGTCTGAACTTGTGCAACATGGTTCGCCGTAACAGCGACACCAAACGTAGCTCCACCAGCGATAAGCGCACCGCCAGCTTTGCCATAACGGAACTCCCGTCCGTCTTCGGTGATGCGTTTCGCACCTAAACACTCTTTCTTAGTCGTAGAGGTTTCATACAAGCCCTGCGCCCAAGCATTGATTTTGATAGGTTCAGTCATTTCTTTTCTCCTTTTAAAAAATATTAGCTCAGGTTGCTGTGTCCGGCCTGTGCCTTCCGGTTCGAGCAGACGATATTCCCATGAAATTTAATTTTCATGGACTTCGCAAATACATTGGCAGTAATCAAATCCGCCCACGGAGTTCTGGTGAAGAACCCATCTTTATGCACCGCCCATCCTATAAAGTTACTGTTCAACAGGAACAAGTAACCGGAAGGACAGTAGTCGTCAGCCGCAAGAATTTTCTGCTCGAAAACCAGGTTGGTAAACCCGGCTTTGGCTGTGTCGGTATCCGGTTGGAATCTTTGCTGAACCTGCAAGCGTCCGGCAATGATGTTGAACAGGGCTTCTGGCATAAGGCCAATATCAGGTTTGCCTTTCGGCCCATCGTAAATCTTTGCGGAAGAGGCCAGCGTCCGAATAACATCCAGCGAAATGCCTTCTGTGGTCGTGGTGTTCACTGATGCCCACGGAGTAGAACCGTCGGTGGAAACCAAATCGGTCGGAGTAATCTGACCGTAAGCGGTCGAAGTGGATCCGAAACACATGGAAAGCAGGCCGGAAATTTCTTTTGCACTATCCGTCGCAGAGTTATAAATCTGCTGCGCGATCTTCTTAGCAATGGTTTTTTGTGCATTGGAAACTTTCTGCACAATCAACTTTACTTTGCCATAAGAACCGGAGTTCGCCAGCTCATCGGTGTCAAAGATTGTTGCATTCCCATAGGCGTGCTTCAAGGCGAACTTAGCCACGTTAATGGTTGCTTTATCATCAGACGAAATCGTGCCTCCACGAGAATAGAAATCGCCTTCACTCATGTCGTATTCAAGTGGAATCTTGACGTTAATGGTATCTACTTTCTCGTAGATACCAAATTTTTTGTTTAAAAATTTATCCATAAAGAAAGACGTGTCGAAATAAATATCGAACGCCTTTCCACCGTCTGTTTTGTAGTAGTCATCAGTGACCAGTTCTGTTATCGCTCGGCGTTTAAGCCTCGCATCTATATGTTTCCATATAGCTCAGACTATATCATCACACAGATTGGGTAGCTGTGTGCAGGACGCTCGTGTCGGGATTATTGGTTTGTGTGTCCTCACCCGTTAGTCGTTGAACCTTCCAATCTACAAAATATCTCACATTCGATTGGCTTGGCTGCTGATTGCCCTCGTCGTCTCTCTCGTTAGGGGATTCCAGCAATTCATCCTGTTTTTCAAAATGACGCGCCTTGTGGCACTTGTAACAGAGTGTTATCCCATCTTCTAAGCGGTGTTCAGCGACAATTAAGTCAGCAAGAACATACTTATCGTCAATTAGCGATAACTCAGGGTGTTCCCTTAATACACCCTCTCGGATAAGAACGAATTTTCTAAGATGATGGACTTCAAGGTGTTGGTGTTCTCCACATTCCCGACACCTAAAGTCATCGCGCTTAAGGACTTCAATCTTCCAAGACTTCCAAAGCCTGTGTTGAATAACACGGTATAAATCAGAAACGCCGCCTTTCCAGAAATTGTGGCCTTCGCCTCTTCTGGTTTTTAAGTTGCACTGTTGGCATCTCACGGCTTTGCGGACAATTTTCTTCCCACATTCTACACAGTGATTAGGCCCATCATGCTTGCGATTAGCGTTACCTATTTTCTTCCGTGTTTCTTCTGTGCGAACCCATAGTTTATTATTCAACTTAGCTGCTTCACTTTTGACTATTGGGCCACACTTTAAATTTAGTCTTTGGCCTACACCAAAAATAGATTGCCAATTTAATTTAAGTTCTTTAGCTATCCTTTTTGGCCCCATTGAAGAGTAATTCTTGATTATATAATCAATCTCTTCTTTGGTGAAGTTGCGACGAACCCTAGTGACGCCTAACCTTTTTGCCATCTGTTTTATAGTGTTGGCATTCCTGCCAGTAGCTATAATACAGGCTTGCATCCCATTACCATTATCGTAATGTTCGGCTATGTATCGCTTATGTTCGTCTGTCCATTTCATTCTTATTGCCACATCCTCGTCATTGTTGGTCCTATTTTACTAAGACTGAATTTCCGTATAGGTAAGACTCATAGTAATATCCTCCACTTATCGTTAGTGGGCGGTCCTTAAACGGTCAAGCCGTTTCGCAAGGACGTTATAAAGCCCACCTTGCGTTTTTACATCTTTTAGCTCTTTATCTTCGGTATCCGTGCCCGGCCCGGATGGGCCGGTTCCCAATACCCTCGCTTGTCTTTTGGCCAGCCAATTCTTGTTGACCTTTTCTTCGGTCTCCTTAATGGCTTTCGCTTTAGCTTCCTCGATGGCCCTTTGCATTCTTGTTTCGTAGGTCATGGCCTGATAAGCACTGATGGGATTATGGCCGGGGTTTTCTTCGATGAATCTCACGATAGCCCCAGAATCCCACATGGATTTGAAGTCAGGATTTTTAGACTCAAATTCCTGATAAGTCTTTTCGATGCTTACCTTGTTTTTTTCCGCAGCCTGCTCCGCCTTTAGTGTCTCTTGAAGCTGGTGGATGGCTTCGGCTTTGACCTGTGCATACATATTTGCCGCATAACCCTTGGGGTCTGTGGCCTGCCATTCCGCAATCTCTTCCGCCGTCAATGCAGTAATGTCTTTGTACCCGGATTCAACGGGCGTCTTTTCTGCCGGGGGCTGTCTTTTAAGCGCCTCTAACTCGCCTTCAAGTCTTGCCCTTGCAATACGTTCCTGTTCGGCTGTTTGTTTAGCCTGCTCACGTTCCTGTAACATCTGTTGCCAGCGTGGATGTTTGTCGAAACGGGTCTCATCTCCTTCACTTGTTGCGTCCTTCTTCGGTTCGGGAGTGTTCTCTTTTTCCCTTTTTCCAGCGTCTTCGGCATCCTGTTTTATCGTCTCTTTTGACGCATCCAGTTCCGTAAATTCGCCATCACGGTCATGGATGATACCGATAGAATCCGGATCAAAGGCCGGTCTGTCATTCGCTGTGGCCGACGATTCCACAATCTCTTCTGAGGTGTTTAGCGTCGTCATGTTTTCTCCCATTTTAAAATTTTCCTTTCAAGTTAAGTTGTTACTTCAAGTTTTTGTCTTTCTCGCAATCTTTTGTAAAGTTTCCCGGCAATCTGGTCTATATCCATTGCAGGAGGTTTATTATAAGTTGGAGGCGCACCGTGTTCCGTCCAGTCAACGGGCTTGATTTTTTCTTCTTTCATCCATCGTTTGTAATTATCCCTTGTAGGATGCTTTAAAAACTCTTGAACATGGGGAGCCTTATTCTCTTTATCGACTACCTCAAGCACACTAGTCATCCAGGCGGGCGCCTCTGAATTTACATATACCCCCGGCAATGAGATTATTTTTTTCGCCTTGCCCCCGCATTTACATTTGACGGTTTTCTGTTGGGCGTCAACAAAGTGTTCGGTTGTTTTACTGCATTTAGGACAATAAAAATCAGATAGAATCATCTGCGATTCCTTTCTTCCTGATATTGTTTATACATTCCGCCTTTTGTTTTATTGTGTTGGCGGAACATTGAATAACAAATCGCCGCAGCCTGTTTGTTGTCTTTCGCGGTTCCTTCCTCCAGGACAACAGGAATACACCTTGATACAAAGTCTTTTTCTGTCTCATTAGCATTAGGTGTTGGCATTATTCTTCTTCTTTGTTGTTTGATTTCATACCCCGTTCTTGTTTAATCCGATTGCCAAATTCGCGGTTTTCTCTTTCGCCTTTCTTAATGTCGGCAACTACTTTGGCCCGGTCAATCTTTAGCTGCTCGTTGTCATATTCCACGCCGGCCATTTGAACCTGCTGTTTAACTTGTTCAGTGATTGCTTTCTGCGCGGCCAATGCAGCCTCGGCTTCCAGTCGTCCGGCCTCGGCCATTTTTGCCTTAGCCTCTGCCTGCTTCAATATGATATCAGTTTCTTCCTTCGGATCGGGCGGTTCCTCTCCATTTTGAACGGCTTTAATTACTTCATCAAACTTAGGTACTTGACCATCTCTGATGGCTCGCTTGAAGTCGTTGTCTTTCATACTGATTAAAACATTCATGTATTCGGAAAACGCTTCTGGCATCCCCAGCGCACTCATTTTTTCGGTAAGCTGGCCAATAACACCCTGCTTCATTCTTCTAACCACTGTAGAACGTCCTGACCATTCCAAGTGGTCAAGAAGTTCCTCTTGATCAATGGCACCCTTCTCAAATAAAGCCACAGCTTCTTCCCGAAGCTGAATCTTTGACACAGGCATTGTTGACCCGGTGACAACGGTCAATTTAAACGGAATACGGAAATCCTGCCCGTTGACTTTCCTATAGGCGTCGTTTCCTTCTGGGTCTTTATAGGTAATCCACCTGTCTTCAGTGTAGAAGTTCTGCACCATAGACAAATACATTCGTCCTCGTTCCCTGATAAGACGGGAGTAAGATCGCACCTTACCACGCATCATTGTGTTGACGCGCTCTAAAAGCGCTGCGATTGCTTTGTAGGCCAACACCGCTCTACCGGGTTCTCTGGCCATGTCTAAATCAAACGAACCGGATACCAGAAAGAATATGTCCTTGAATAACGAAATAGCGTTCTGCAAATCTGCTGGAACTCTCGGATAGTCAAGATAGTGAATCCCGTTTCCCTCTTGTGCATTGACGGGGTTCAGAATACCCGGGAAGTTTGTAAGGGCATCATTCGGGACGCCGGAGGTCTTGGGGTTAATAAGTTTCAGCCTGCTGACTTTATCCTTGATAAGAACTAATTGAGAAAGAGCCTTGTTAAATTCAATGTTCAAATCTTCTAAATTTTCTAAATCGCTGATTCCCCATCCGCTTGCCGTGTCCTTAATGGAGTTCGCAGCAGCAAAGGGGAATTTGTCCCAAAGATACGTCCGCATGGCCTGTTCTTCGGGCATAGATGAATTTATATTCGGATTGGACGTGTCCTCTAATACCAACTGTCCGGAATTGCAGACTGTGACTCTTCTGATATAACCAGGATATTTTGGGCGGGTGACTTCGTTGATAACAACCATAATATTCCCAAGTTCATCAACCCTTTGTTCTTCGGTTTTGTCTATGACTGTCCGGTAGTCTCTTACCCAGGCCTCAACCAGCAATACTTCTTCGTCATCGGATGTATCCTTTGCGCCTTTAAAGAAGTTGATGATATTGTAAGCAGTTGAGGCGTAGGTTGTTAAAAGACCACCCTTCCCTGTCTCCTGTGTATTAATTTCTTTTCGTTCATCCCCAAGTTCCTTTAAAATATCCCCATCTGTTTTAATTTCACTGGCTTTATTCGGCCATCTCCTTCTGACTTCGTTTAAAGAAATTGGATAATAATGAAGGACGGCAAGGCTTTTCTGCAAATAACGGGGGTTTGTCCAGTTCACCGGATAAACACCAAAGTGAAATGGGTCAACTATAATGGTTTCGACCTCGCCGCTCTCCTCAAGATCAGGATCGAAAACAACTTTTTCAACGGCTATCCCGTAATCCTCTCCATTGTTGACGGATGATTCAAATATGTCCTGTTGTTCCTGTTCGTTCCACCAGTGTTCCGCTGTTCTCTGTAAATTCTCATAAAGTTCCTGATCAATTTCTTCTGAATCGTTGATTTTTGCCACATTGAAAATCGGGCTGTTGTCCGTCAGGGAATTAATGGTGTTCAGTCTGTGTTTGTGGATTAAATTGGCGGTAATTAAAGGCACACCGGCCTTGGTTTTGTTGCGCCAGTGCTTTCCTCGTTTTAGTTCATAATTCCGATTCCAGCGTTTGATTAACCCACGTGTTTCCTTGTCGTCAATAATGGCCTTCAGAATAGAATACACCTTCAAACCGACATCTTTGTCGCCTTCCGCCGGCAGAACTTCATAAGATATTTTTTCTTCAGTCATCTTGATTCCTTGTTAATCACCATCAACAAGCGTCGGTTCTCTCACTAAAGAGATACCTGACACGCTTTTTTTATACGCATTGATAAGTTTTTCATCGTTGACGTCGTAATTCATTACACCCCGATCAATTTCAAGCCATTTCGGTTGACCCAGCATGGGAACAATATTCACATTAATCTGTCCTTCTTCCGTTTGGCTTATTTGCATAATTCTGGGATCCTTCAACGCTAATATTCCAATCTCTGATATAACCTTCTCTCCAATGATAACCCCTTCTGGCCTGTAAACTATTTTCAACACAATTTTTCCCCTTTATGTGATCTTCCGTGGCTTTTTAACCCAAGCTCACTCTTGCAAATTTTTCCGCAAACCTCACAAGTAAATATTTCTCCGGCAAATCCTTCCGGTATGGAATAAGGTTGTATCCTGATATATCCCTCGTCCGTCATAAACCCGTCCCTTTCAGTAAAAGGTCTTTGGTTGCAATATCCACACCGCATGTCTTCCCACTCGGTATCTGGTAGAAACGGTGGGGCATAGCCGTGAAAGGCATCCGGCGACCTGAACATCTTGCCCAACATCGGGACAGACATATCGCCCGGTTTTGCTTCGGCTATAATCTCGTTACATATTTCACAAATGACTTTCATTCCCTATCCTCTATCACTTCTTCCGGTTTCTCGAGCGCTTCCTGATAAGGGTCATGCTCCGACAATGGCATTTTCCCAACATCAAACTTCTTTCCGGATTGCCCCGTTACAATCCTTCCCATCCTGAACCCGAAGTGAATAAAAACCGCTGCAAATAAAGCACCAGCTAAGGCATAAAGTTCACACCCTGTCATAAATCAACCCCATGTCCCTTTGGCCGTATCCCATAGCTTTCTCAAATGCGTCTGTTTCCGACGCAACATAATCCCCAAATTCCTCGTCTGGCTGTTTCTTCTCCAAGGCATCAATTATAACGGTGGAAAGGGGCTTCAATCTAAACTCTTCAAACTTTGTCGGAAAGACAGCCATGTTCTCGTCAGTAATCCGCGCCAAACAGTCCATCATGTCATCGTGCGCCCCAAAAGGAAACGCCTTGTATTCCTGATCCACAAAAGCGCTAACCAAATCCTGATTAATACCCTCATAGGTCTTCTTTACAAAAACCTTTGGAAAAAATATTCTTCCTGCTTCAAACAACGGAACAAGTCTTCTGATCCTGTCGAACTTTGCCGTATTCCCCCCTAACGCCTCAATCCCAAAATAGTAACTGTCTTGCTCCATCTTATCTTTAAAATGTTCAACATCAGCCTGCATCCCATATTTCTCATATCCAACACGCAACGGCTTCCATTTTTTGTGTAATGCAAATAACGCGTCAGCTCGTTCCGTCAAATTCAATCTATCACGTATTATATCCAGAATATAATAATCATCCTTGTCATCTACACCAACAACAAACATGGCTGTATAGTCCGACTTCTTTTTCTTGTCATTAGCAGGGTCAACAAGAAGATAAACATTCATTCTCGAAATATCGGCTTCCGTCCAGTATCGAATCCACTTGGGGTCAAACCTCTGAACATCATCCATCAATGGGTCAAGAAATAGTTGGCATGAAGCAGTAAATGAACCCATCCGCTTAATTAAGTCACCTAATTTCTCCTTGCTAATTAAAACAGGATTACCGGAAAATGTCCCATCGTCCGTGGCCGTGTGTATCCTGGGTATCGCCGCTTCCCTTTCAATTATTGTCTTGTATGTATCTGAAAAATGATAACGAGTCCCGACGTATCTCGATACCCCATTCTCCGACAAAAGATTCAGTGAAATCTCCCACGCCTTTGTGGTCTTATTTATCATCTCCGGTGTAGAAACAGACTCCAAAGTAACAACGTCATCATAAACCATAATATCAAAATGCCTTGAAGTCGGCTGCCCATCCACTAATCCCCACGCCTCAACGGTTGACTCCTTTGGATTGGACTTCCGTTTAACAATTATACCGTCATCCTCACTCCATTTTAAACTCTCCTGATCCGGCCTCATATATAAAATTTCAGGAAATAACCATTTTAAAAAATCGTTGCACTCAAACTCCCGCTTAAGCTGCCTCAAAAAACCCTTAGCAATAGGCCTCGTATGGCTAAATATCCCTATTGTAATATTCGGGTTATTCAATATGTCCTGAATTGATTTAGCAAAAGTAATTACGGAACTTTTATAGTGAAACCTGCTCCACAAATCAACATACCCGTCCGGGCTTATCTCAACTTCCCTGCACCTGTCATATATCCAATCTCTATCAGCATCAACACGACCACACCCGTAAACAAGTAAGTAGAACAAATCTGTCTGACAAAACTTGCGAGACACAGCCTTCTTCTCGTCTGTGTTCTCACAGGCAGATAAAGTTGTTATATAGGCTTCCTTTAACGCTGCTCTGTCCATAAACTCACTTTCTAAAAAATTATGCGACAAGCTAGCGGGAGGTTGAATATATGGTGATTTCACCACCCCGTTTTTTCTCTGCCACGGGGGACAACTTTTCTGGGGGTTTCTGGTCTCTCCTTACTCGCTGCTTACCCCCAGTCCCTTCACCCCCCATTCGCCTTCTTCCCCCACTATCACGTCTTAATCTGCACCAATGTCAGATAACCCATATTATGTAAACATCGTTTTCCTATCTTTTCAACCACTTACACCGTGGATTGAAATCTACTCCATGTTATGTCAACTTGTCTCAGCATCTATTGCGCTCTCGTCCAAGCCTCCCTCCACTTTTACCCTTGACGCCATAATTCTTGCGAACACTTCTTGAGCCGCAATCGGGATGATGTTTACCGTCATCCCGCCGTCGCTGCCGTTTGGTTGCTTGACTGGCTCGAACCGGTCATAGACCATTGAGGCGGCTGCGAGCTTGTTTGACCATGTTGGTGGTGTTTCTTCTGTAATTTCCCGTCCTTGCCGATCTTTATGCGTGCTGATTATCGGCTGGTCGGTGAGGCAATCCGTTACCGCGTGATGCGCTAGTTTAATGAGCTTAGGGTGTGTAAGGCTGTGTTTCTTATACTTCTTTTTAAAGTTTGCTATTCCCGCCGGTGATATATCTTTCTTGAAATTGGTTGCTTGTAATGCTTGTTTTGGTGACATCCCTGCATCTACTAGATTAAACGCCTCGATGGTTTTTTGGCAATATTCTGGGTAGTTTCGCTTGCTTTCCCCATTTTCTGAATTCGTATGGGTCATTTTACACCTACCTGATCGTGGTTTTATTCCGGCTTCCGCCGGGCTCATGTTACTATCCGCCTATCGGCGGCCCTGGGGCTAGTAATTTATCTTTCTTAAATAACTATAATCGTAATTGAACAGTTTTTTTAAGATTTTGGTATAATATTTTTTTTGATTTTTCTATTTGCTTATAAACGTATCTAGTTGATATATGTAGTTGATTTGCTATTTCTGGGGGGTCTAATCGTTCAAAGAAAAAAAGTGATAATATTATTTCACTTGTTCCCACCATGTCCGGCCATAGTTGTGTTATTCTATCATGGCAGGGGTTATTTTGTGGCGTTTCCTTCCCTGGCTCAACTTCAACGTGCCGGACTATCCATTCCATCGGTGGGCATAATTCTTTACATGAGGCGAACTTGGGGCACATCCCGCAGTTCCAATTTGTTAATAATGTGTCGTGTTTTTCTTTTGTTTTGATTTTGCGGCGTTTGTTTATCTTGAGCCGCTCTTTGCTTTTATTGATTGTTGGGCAATGCGTTATTTGCATGGCCGCTTTATACCGCCATCTCCCCCCCCAGTCAAGCGTTTTCTGTGTGATTTTCACCCGTTTCGGTGATTTTCACCCACACCTCGGACTAAATAGCTAATTTCATTACTTTATTTTTTGTTTGCCTACCCTGTTCTGGGCTGTTTTTGGCCATTTTACAGGTGATTTTCACCATGACGCGCTGTTTTATGGGGCCCAGATAATTGTTTATTTTATGCCTTAACTTATTGATTTGCTTGTATATTGCTATTTATTGTTATAATTATCATATTATGGCATAGCTGTTGCTCTGTATAAAGATAAAAAACGAAGCTGCGCTATCGGCACGACGGGCAGAAAGAAGGGAATGAAAATGGAAATGCGACAAATTACAGCATCAGTTAAAAAAGATTTATTGCGAGCAGGATTTGACAATAACAACTTATCTGTCCACCGAGGGAAGGGCACGGCTGCTTTTTGGATTTATGTCAACCTCGATATTTCGCGCGCTCCCGGGTGCTCCTGTGGTGAGCCAGATCAATATGGCCGACGCGAAATATGCCAGTGTTGCAAAGATAAGTGGTCACATGTTCACCAAGTTGTCCAAAAAATTGCAGTAAAATCCAGTGGGCGGGATGATTGTAATTTTGATCACCAGTGTATTTGTTTGCAACTCATGTTCAAAAATTAATTATTGGAGGCAAAACCATGAAAAAAACAGGAAACATAATACGGGACATGCACAATCGGTTAGAGGAGGCATGGGAGGTGTTACAGGCATCTGGCCGCGAATTCGACCCAGCGGTTACTCACGATCAAATCAGCGTGGGTGCTGTAGAGGATTTACTGGCCCTGGAGGTTGGTGAATCCACGTTTGTCGAATGCGACGTTACGCGCATTAAATGAGAGGCGCATTATGGCTATAACAGGAAATGGGACACGTGTCCTGCAGGATTTAGAGCAGTGGGCATCAGGGCATGAAACATCATATGAAATAGCTCTGGCGATTTCAGAAATTTGCCGAACCCCGCGAAAAATGCAGCGGGTTTGGGAGACACCTACAAAACGAGAGGAGAAACAAATCCTCGACGCTGCTTGGGCGCTCGCCGGCGACGAAGATACTTTGTTTTGGGGATGTGAGCGAATAGAGCGCAGCTAAAAAACACCCACCGCCGGGGATGCCGGCGGAAGGAGGAATCACCATGACAGTAACCGAATTTATAGAAAAATATGGAAAAAATATCCCCGAGGGGGCCACGGTCTGTGACCCAACACATAAGCCAGAGTTGTTTTTTGTCGCGCCGTCCAGGGCTTTTGTCGAGGACGCACTGGCAGAGACCGGTGCGAATACCATGTATCGGGATCGCACCATCGAGAGAGGGTTTGTTTCCCACGGAGATACGGTGTATTTTCCAGAGGGGACAACATCTCTGGAACTGAACGAGGACAGAGCATATCTGCCGCTATGGGAGATATACGAGACCATAAACTTGAGAGCGGACGGGAATCCGCTCCCGATCCGGTATTACCAGATTGAGGAGGTTTTTCCCGATGACTACGACGGGGATGCGGCAACCATTCAGTTTAAAAAAACATACGTGGAGGAATCGAAATGAAAAAAACTTGTTTACACTGCGGCTATCAATGGACGCCGCGCATTGAGACCGAGCCGCGGGCCTGCCCTCGCTGCAAATCAGCACGCTGGGCGGAGCCGAAGAGAAAGGCCGGGAGGCCGAAGTTGAAGTAACACCACGGGGGAGGCTTTATGCCGCCCCCCTTTTTTGTCGCCTTCCTGGGGCAGCCTAGCGTGAAACGCCGGCATTGCCAGGCTATGCCACACACCTCACGCCACTCTACCTTACTTTACTGCACTTTACTGCACTTCACCGCTGCTTCACTGTACCCCACACTACCATACCGCTACCGCACCGCACTCTACCGGACGTAACCATTACTTAACTAGATGATATTACCTCGAAATTCCCGTAACCCCCGTTACGAAACTGACCAAGTCCCATCAGTCTGCCATACTCAAATAACCGTATAATAATCGTTTCCGTAACCTCCTTATGTGGCAGTAACACAATAGTAAAATCAATCTCTTTGCCCGCTTTAATATAATCACTACGAGCAAGCGTAACGCGTGGCCCTTGCATTGTCATTGCGCGTAGTGGGCGCTCAATAACACCATCCGGGTCCATCTGCCCAAGATAAAGCCTACGGGGAGAAATAAAAACGTAATTATCAATTTTTGACCGTAGCGCCTTGATTTTTATCTCATCTTTAAGCACATTACCGGCGTTCTTTAAAAATCCTTTAATCATATAACTGTAAATGAACAGGCCGTTTTCGTCGCTGTGGAAGCCAGTCCAACCTTTTTCCTCGACCTTTTCCACCGTCAAATACTCCTCTTCTGTTTCACTTTCCGGTTTTTTCGACTCAATGTACGTTTTATAAACGTCCGGATCTTTCGTAACTGTACCTAACATCGGTTCTAATAATCTAATCTTCATTTTCAATTCGTTCATTTTACACTCTCCTTTCTTAAGTTTTGCTTTATTACTTTATGTGTTAACTCTCGACAAGTCGCCGGCATCCCGTTTGTCTATTCGCGCCCGGAGCCTATCGTTTTGCTGGTGCATCTCGATCAGTGCCGCCTCGACCTGGCGGCAATGGTCGCCTCATTTATTCAGCGCTTCAGACAGAAGCAGGATCGCGGCGTTCTCTGGTTTTGTCATCTCATTTTCTCCTTTTGCTCACGTGGCTGAACTCGCCGGCTAAAGAAACGGAGAGGCTTAATCTCCCATGCCCCCAGCTTGCTAAAATTGATTCTGTGGCTTAAAACGCCCGGTAACCCCCCCTATAATCCATTTGTTTTTCCCCATCCGGTATGGATGTAGGTCACAGGTTATCGTCTGGCAATCCTCAACAGCCCAAGAACTGCCGCCCATGCAGTCAACACAGTTTCTTCTGATGGCCTTGACGTTACCCTTGCCCCCCAGCCGGTGTTTAAACAGCGCGCACGGCTTCTTGGTTGCCATGACCATTTCCCCACCGCAATCGGTTATAATTCTAGTCAACGCACTATTGACGCATTTCTGGCAAAAATTCCTTATTGCCCTCCCTGATGTTACATGTTCTTCCACGTTTTGACCTCCTTAAGCGTTAACGTTCGACATCCTACCCAACACCCTCTTGAGGATTAAATACCCGATTAAATCCAGTTCGGAATCTTCCCCGGCATCGTGTCCTCGGGCAATCCGGGATAGTTTGTCGTCAATCCGGACGTTAAGCCCTTCTTCCGGTGTCGCCCGACTGAATATCCGCACCGGATCGGCAAAACTATTCCCATATTGTTGATTTTTGGAGATCAGCATTTGTTTCACATTTTCACACTCAACGTCTATTAATTCTGGTATGGTCATTTTTCCCAAGTTTTTTTCCTCCATTTTTATCAAGGTTCTCCGGGAACCTTGGGAACCCCCTATAAATAGGGGGGTTCCCACGGTTCCTTCGGTTCCCAAAGGGAACCCAAGGAACCAAAAGGTAAAAAGTTCCCCGAGTTCCTTTAGTTCCCAATGGGAACTAAAGGAACCTTTTTCCGTGTTTTGGTTCCTATGGTTCTTTTAGTTCTTCCACACATAACCACTTAAAATTGTTATTATTTTCTTATTTTCTAGCTGTTCTTGCGCTTTTTGAAATGTTTTATTTTGCGCTCTGGATTCTCCCGCGCTGATTCCCAACCTAAAACATTCATTTTTCCAATCCTCAATGCGTGTTATTTTACAATTTGGCAAAATTGCACCATGCATAACATCCAAAATCTCCGAAGGTGGATAAATTCCTCGTTCGCGAATTGTAATATCTAACGCCAAAATGGCCCTTTCTTGAGTCTTAGAATGTTTAATCGGTTTATCATTTTTCACGTTTTTTTCAAACTCTTCCGTTCCCTCCGGGTCAAATTCCGGTACAAGAGAGGTGACAGGAAAACCATCAACGGTTAAAAATCCGGTGTCAACCACATCAAACTGAAAAACCATTGGCGGAAAAGGCTCATCATCTTTTTGTCTTTCGCAAATTAAAACAAACTTTTTATCCTCTTTCAGCCGGACAACTTTAAACATGGAATCCGTCGCGCCAGTTAATGCAATTGCCCCACGCGGCCCTCTGGCCTCATCTTTACCGGTGTGATGAATAATAATTACCTGCGCCCCGGTTTCCTCGATTAATATACCGGCTGCGATGACCACTTTACCCATATCGGATGTGCTGTTTTCGTCGCCGGTCATCGACCGAGCCAGGGTGTCCAGGACAATTATTCCCGGTTTTTGCGGCAATTCAGTAATCATATTAATTAATTCACGCCTCTGGCTATCCTCGTCAATGAGGCATGGCATAGGTAATAAAGCAAACGTGGGAAGATTAACACGGCGTTTTTGCTTCCAAGCTTCAATCCTCTTAAGCATTCCAGCTTGGCCTTCCGCCGCCAGGTATAAGACCGGCTTTTGTTTTACTTTCCGCCCATGCCAAGGTGTCCCGGAATCAATCGAACAACAAATATCCAAAACGGTAAAAGACTTTCCGCCAGATGGTGGACCGAACACAACGGAAAGGGCGGAACTTTCTGGCAGAATTTTGTCAACTGTCCAACCCATTTTTAACGTCTGGAGAAATCCTGCGTGAAGCTCCGAGCCAATCAAAACACGCCTGGTATATTTATTAGTGGATTGTTTAAGTTGGCGTCTAACCTCATCAATTCCCTTTTCAGCCGCTAAGTCATTAAAATCAGTCCCTTTTAATCTTTTTGGATAAACAACCTGCCGTTGTGTCGCTATTGCCGCAGTTAATCCCGGGTTGCCTTTTGTATCACGATCATCGTCCGCCGCGACAATTACGTTATCCGGTAAAAGCGGGGAAACTGTTTTTAGATTACCGGCTGAAAACGCAATATAAACAGTTGCTCCGGTGGCTTCATGGATAGTTGCGCCGGTGGCATAACCCTCACAGAGATACGAGAATTTTCCAGTTCCGGGAATGGTATGATAATACCCGGCAACTGCCCCGCCCGGCCAATTCCACTTATCGCCTGACGCGGTTATTTTCTGAACAGAATGCAGCAATCCGTCTTTATCCATCATGGGAATAATTAAATCACCTTTGTGGATTTTAATACCATACGCTTTTATACCTTTTTTTTTCAGGTAGGGATGATTTTCCGGTTCTTTAGCTTCCGCCCAGACCTTTGCCACTTCTTCCCGCGCCTGCGTGTGCATCCGTTCACGATCATCACTAACCTTACGGCGGATCTGCTCCATGCGGATTTCGTGATCTTCACGCTCACGCACCGACATTTCCGCACCGCGATAACACCACGTCACGTTTTTTTCCATGGATTTCCAACAACCAAAGGCCCCGGCGGGATTGGATTGGTGGGGATGGTAAATATACCAGTCCACTTTATTCTTGCCGTAACGGTGAATCTCGCCATCCTCAATGATATTTTCCGGACGGTTAAAGCCGCACTCGGCTATGAAGTCCCTGAAGGCGATGTCCGGCGGTATTTTGTTTTCTTCGTATTGTGGCTTGGCATCATTAAAATCAAAGGATATAATTTTACCCATTCCAGCACCTCTCCCCCCAGCTACACCATTGACACTGGAAAAAATCAGCAGACGGATACTCTCGCGGTAGTAATTCTCCAGCTTCACAACACTGAATAATCCGCGCCGCCCGGTCGCTCGCCTCCTGAGCTGCAGATTGGTCAAAGGGGATGTCCTCATGATAAAGGCTTGAATCGTCCTTATTAATTACTGTCCAGAGCGCCGGATTTTCCGTCAGGTTCATATACGCCATATAAATTATTATTTGGGTATAGTAGGTAATATTCGTTTTCCGCACTTTATTCTTTTCAAACTCCCGCCATTTCTTTGCGGATGCTGTTTTGCATTCCCATAATCGCGGATACGGTCCGAACTCTTCTGGGCCTCCGACAATCACGCCATCAATATGGCCTCGAATTTTCCTCTTGCCAGTGATAAAGCCGAATTGTCGTCCCTCTGCGTCAGCTGTTCTTAGGTCAAGTCCCGCCTTCCGCAACCATTCCGCCGCTAAATCTTCCAACGCATGACCAATAGCGAATGTTCGCATTAGCTGGCCGGTGAACGGTTTATCTTTTGGCACATTTAATACTTCGTATTCCAACGCCCTGGCGCACTCATGCCCCAACCTGGACGCACCCAGATAGTCACGAGGCTTTTCTGGATGAGCGGTTAGAGCCGCATCAATTAACTCATTGAGTCGGTCGCCCCGCGTCCGTGAATGATTAAAGTCCAAGACCATATCTTCCCATCCTTTCTGTTTATGAACTCCCGTGAGGTGGCACGTTTCACATAAACACTCTAAATCACTATCTTTTTCCCTGTAAAACCGATACCGTTTATGATGCACTTGAAGTTTTTCCGTCGCTCCGCATATAGCACATTGCGGATGAGATTGGCGAAAATCCTTTGAACGTTTACGCCAATGGCCAGAGGCATAATAATCAGAAAGGTTCATAAGGTCTTTCAGTGTATTTCCGCCAAACTTCGTCTGACGCCTTTAACTCCCTAAGAGTTTCAAATTCACTTTGTCCGCACTTTTTCCAGAAGTGAAAACGCGGATCTGAATCGAATGGGATAACCAGAATGCCCTCTGCATTAATAGACGGTTCGGTGAATTGCGCTCCAATGTCCGGTAGAATCGAATTGGCACAGGCGATACAGAGTTTTTCAACTTCCTCTTTATTGTATTGGTCAACCGGCTTGCCGACTAAACCTGCTTCCGTTAATTCTTTTCCTAAAAAAGCATAATCAATACGCATACCTAAACACCTCCGGTTCAATGTATTTCTTATTCCATAAAAAATTTAAAAGACAAGACGCTTCGTACTTTCGCAAATTAAAATCATTCCGTGCATTATATCCTGCTTGCTGCAACAATTCTAACTGCCTGAATGATGGTTGATCTTTCAACCACCGTCTGCTCTTAGTGGCTGCCTCCGTGTCTTCGTTCATCCGCATAAAATCATCACCGGCAGCTAGTGATTGAAGCTTCGCACCGATGGCTAACTGGCGAATCTTCTCATTTTTCTTTTTACCCAATGTAATCCAATCATGGCCATTGGCACTTGCCGTGACAACCCAGCCAGAAAATCCACTGGCAACCAGAACCTTCCCGGAACCGAATATATCCGCCCACTTAAAAGGTGAGCGCTTGAGTAAATCCACTTCCATCATTATAACATCAGCCGATTCTTTCTCTTCCTTACCACCTCGCATAACTGGATATTCATAACCGCAAACCGGACATTCACGGGTCTGCGCCGGAATCATGGTTTGACAACCAGGGCATTCTTTCTTTTCGCCTTCCTGTAATTCCTGATCATCAAACCTGACGCCCTGCTCAAGATCACCATGCACTCGGAGAGATTCACCAAAATCTAGAACGATGCAATCTCTCTTGATAATTCCCGGATGAATCTCTGGATCAATAACTCTTAACCCGCGTCCAATTTGTTGAATTAAAGTTGACTTAAAAGAGCATGGACGCAATAGAACTACGCAAGAAACAGGAGGGCAGTCATATCCTTCCATTAAGACGGCAACATTGCAAATAACCTGTGTATCGCCAAACTCAAACTTCTTGAGGATTTCCGCCCGGTTTGGCGTATCGCCAAAAACGCAATCTGCTTTAATCCCATTGGACTGAAACAGATAACAAACGTCCTGCGCGTGTTTAATAGTGGATGTGAAGATGATGGTTTTCCGGTCTCCGGCAATATTTTTCCATTCCCTGAACACCGCTTCATTAACAGGACGGGTATCCATAATTGTTTCAACTTCGGATAGGTCAAAATCACCCCCCGCTGTCTTACGGATGTTTTTAATTTCATCGGCCAAGCCAGGGAGCGTTGCAATAAACGTCCGCGCAGGCACAAGAAAGCCAAGATCAATTAACTTTTGCATGGTAATTAAATCGCAGACATTATCAAACGTGGGTTTGAGGCCCCGTTTGTCTCCCCTGCTTCCAGTTGCCGTGAATCCAGCAATTAGACAATCAGGATTTTTATCCCGCGCCGCTTCGATAATGCGCTGGTAGGTGTCCGCCCTGCTATGATGTGCTTCATCGACGATCAACACATCCAGAGCGGGCATATCGGTCATGTTGCCATTACGTCCTAATGTCTGCGCCATGCCAAAAATAGTATCTCCGGAATAGTCTTTTGTGCCTAATCCGGCAATGGATGATGTTCTTTTTGGATTAATAAGATGAAATTTGTGGCGATTCTGGTCAACCAGTTCTTCCCTGTGTTGCAAGATCATCTGCCGCCCCTGCAGTTCAGACAAGAGCCATGAAATCATTAGGGTTTTACCCGAACCCGTTGGGGCAATAGCCAGAGTATTATTATACTCTGACAATGCCCTTAGAGCCTTTGTGACTAATTCTGATTGATACGGACGGGGTATTGGCATCCCTCACCTCGCCCACTCCGGAACCGCACTGGCAACAGGGGAGGAGGGTGCTGTTCCTGCCACATGCGGAACTGGATTTGACGGCTTTTCTCCGCCGGGGAGAATTGTTTCACCTCCCATAACACGGGCGTAATTAGCATGATCGGGAGTAAGTACCCGGGTAATTTTATTCTTGTCGTCATAACCGTCTTTACCCTTTTCAATGCCAATTTCTACGGCAAACTCTAGTTCCACCAAATCTCCCCATGACTGAATTCGACGCGCCTTTTGTGCCTTTTCCGATTCATCTTTCGGATTAATTCCGCGCGCTGATTCCAACATCGAACGAATAAATGACCTGGTAATGTTTGCCGCTTTTTCATGACCGTCTGTCGTGCCACCAACTCCGGCATTTTGGAAAATCTTGCGTTTTGCCATAGGAGTGGATACAATGGTGAACTCCATATTAAGATATTCAAATCCTGTTGAGGCACGAGTAATCCATATATCCCCTTGTTCTTTTCCAGGTCGAATAGCCGCAATAACTTTAGCATAGGTTTTCGCTGGAATTAAATCTCCACTCATCTGCGGTGCTGCGTCATTAAAATCAAACATTTAAAATCTCCTTTCAGGTTTAGGTCCGTTAATTTTTGCCATTAATTCTCCGAGATGAGGTTTCTCGATCATCTCTAACCTTCCGCTTCTATCCTTTGCCGGGTAGCCCCATTGGTTGACCTGCCCGGTAATAAACGCCCTATATGGATTGCCCTCATCGTCTTTTAGCGCAACCATGCTTATGATCTCATCGAAGATTCCCGGCAACTCATTGCTTGCCTTGCTGCCTTCGATTTGCGGAACCCAGATTGTACGGCCGAAGTCATCCTCTTTGCGATCTAAACCGCCGACAACCCAGATATTTTTATCTGGACAGTGCTGAATCTGTGTGAGCCATTGAACCAACTCCCGCCCAACAAGGCCATAGGCTCCGCGGTTGTCGGCTTTACCCGTTTTATCACTAATTGCTTCTGGCCGTCCTGTTGACCATTGCCAGCAAAGGCGTGACGCGACGGATATTGAGTCCCAGAAAATGATCTCATACTTAGCGAGAAACGCTGGGTCAGTATCCTTTGCCACATAGTCGTAATGCGCCTGGCTGTACGGCTGATCCGCTCGTTTAGATGGATCAGGCCCTGTTACGAGGCACGCCATGTCTCGCGCTTCATCCCATGTTGAAATCTTAATCTGATCAACCGGACAGTCTTGGATTGCTAAATCTCCGCCTTCCAGATCAAGGAACAAGGTTTTCTCCGGGTTAAGCGTCCAGAGTAATGACGTTTTGCCAATTCCAGATGGGCCAAAGACCGCTCCTTTAATATTTCTGGTTTTTACCATTCTTTCTTCCGCGCTGATGATTTTCATACTCTTCCCTCCGAATTAAAAAGAGGCGCTCCCGCGGCGAGGTATTGCGGATGACGGGCCGCTCACCGGATTTCTCCAGACCACAGGATACGCCTCAAATTGTTATTGTTTGATTCCGTCATAGAATCTTACCTCTGGTTTATAATTTAGCATATCGTTAGCTATTTGTCAAGCGGACTTGTCCCTTCCTTTGACAATCCTTGCAAACATCCAGTTGCCGACGGTCCATCCAGACTTTTCCGCACGACCGGCAACGACATTGGATTCTGATTCTACGCTTTTTCATATATACCATCACAAACTAAAACATGGCAACTTGCCGCGTCTCCCGGTCAAATCGCTCCTTTGCAGCCAAGAAGTATGATTCATCTATTTCACATCCCACAAAATCACACCCGAAATAGTGAGCCGCTATGGCGCTGCTGCCACTGCCCAGATGTGTGTCAAGTATCCGCTGTTTGGGGTTAGAAAATTTATATAAAAGAAACTCATATAAAGACACTGGCTTTTGCGTTGGATGGATTTTTTTATCTCTTGGTGCTAAAATAAAACCGCCATTACCACAAAAGCGATAAAGTAATGCCGGAGAATCAAAGGAAGTCCACGCCATCTCAACTTGTGAAAAATTTTCAATCGATCGAACTTTATCCCACACAACAAAACACCTGCACGGTTGCAGTTGGAAATAATTACCACCCCAGATTATTTGATTTTTACTCACTCGGAATAATTCTGTGAAATACTTTTTATCTGGTGCAACATTCCATTGTTTATTGTTTTCTGTGTATAGTTGGTGAAATTTAACAATGGATTTTGTTTCAATACCGCCTCCAGTTTGGATATCACATCTTCTGCCATACGGCGGGTCACATATACAAAGATCAAAAGCCTTATCCGGCAGTGTCGCCATATATTCCATGCAATCAATATTTAAGAGTTCAACCACGATTCATTGCCTGAAAAACCACATCAAAACCGTTCGCTTGATTTCCTGCCGCCAAATCCAGAACGATAACGACAATTCGCGCTTGCATTTGATAATTTTCTTCAGCATATCCCAAACCTTTCCGCCAGTTTAACAGCGCCGTAAACCGCCAGAAAAACGAACGTCCAGGACGCTAGCACAAGTCCCACAACGACGACCAGTCGGGTGAAGCCTCGAACGAAATGACGTGTGTTTAGCATAGTGCCTCCTTAACCATTTTCAAAAATTCAATTAAGTCGTGTTTAGTGATGAGCTTGTGGTCAAGCCACATTTTGCCATCTTCTGGGGAGGTATATTCAAAATTTAGAAAGTGGAACCCGCGATAGCCTTTGCAACCCCTTAGCAAGGTATCAAGTTTTTCAAATTGCTTTTTCTGTGACGCCGTCATTTGATGATTGTACCTCTTTTCCTCAAGTAACAGCCACTGCCCTGTTTTATAATTCTCCCAAATATAATCAAGATTTGTCGTCACAAATCCAAAGCTTGAATCTATACAATCTACTGATGTTTTTTGATTCGGCATTTGACCGCGAACCCATAGGCCAAACTCAGTTGAATGCGAATCATTCCGTTGCCGCGTCATAAAGCCTCGCTTTCGCAATATTGATACTTTCTATGTCAATTTCAACCCCATCAAAAAAACATCCATGTTGCAGCGCAGCCACGCCTGTTGTGCCAGAACCACTGAACGGATCGAGAATGGATTGTCCAGGCAAACAGATTTGTTTTACCAGTGCATACATGCCTTCCACACTTTGCTCCCAGTCATGATTAGTTTTTTCGGGTTGTGGACTTTGGTAAACATCGCCGAATATTTTTCCTTCATATTTTTCATCTAATCCATAGATCAGGATTGGTTTCCACGTCGTATTGACATTGCGGGTTCTAAGCGGGGTTGGTTGATGCGAGGTTAAATAACATGCTGTCCAGTAATAGGACAAGTGCTTGTCCAGGATAGCATAAATTTGGTTCAAATATAATTGCCCGCTCATGGCTATAAGCAATCCGCCAGGCTTCAAAAATTCTTTTGAACGAACTGCCAGCGTTTCCCACAATGGCAGATATTCTTTCGGATAGGGCGGATCAGTAATGATGAAATCATATTGCTTGTCAAGTTTTATTGCCGCTATATCGCCGTGATATATATTCCACCTTTCAGATAATGGAACATCTGCGCCTGTTTGCGCTAATTCTTGACGCGCCTGTTGCCGCTTTTCATTTTTGAGTTCACGCCATGCTTCCTTAATGGTTTTTTCACCGTCCGCTATTGCCTTTGCGGCCTCCGGCTGTTCTTCAACCAACCGTTCAAACTCGTCGGCTATTTTGGCATAGTTTCTGACTGTCTTTGGTGATATCTTGTATTCTTCGGCAAGTTTGGTTTCGGTTTTTTCAAGTGGTAAATTTTGCCACTTGCTTCTATCGCCGCCATAATCCTTCTTTTCCCTGTTATACCGCCTGCCGATGGTTATTTCCCATTGATCCCTGGTGAGGTTCCGACGTGCCAGTTGGTTAGCATCCATCCAATCTTTTACGGCTTCAATATCGGCGAATTCCTTTTCAAGCGTCTCAAAGGTTAAGCCGTGTTCTTGCGCTATTTTATAACGATTATGGCCATCTACGATGTATCCTTGCCATGTAATAAGTTTATCACTGATACCATCGGTAAGGATACTTTGTTCAAGAAGCTCATATTCTTCAGATTTTAGTGGCCAGATGTGCTTTTTAAGTTCTTCGTGTATTTTTACCTGCATTATTTCTCCATTCTTCATGTGAGCAAATCCTTCGGATTGATGTTCAATTTGCCGGCAATCGTCGTTAGCGTCTGCAAAGTCGTTGTTTTGCTTTGCAAAATCTTGCCGTAGGTGGAGTCTGCCATTCCACAGCTACGCGAAAAGGCCATCTTCCCCAGCCCCGTCGCCTTCCGTTCTCTTTCCAGTTTTTTAATATTGACTTTCATGGCTGCTATTATAAGCGAATTGTAACGCTTTGGCAAGAAATATTTTCACGAATACGGCTAATAACGAAAATAATTCTTGACAGGCCGAACTGCCTGTGCTATTCTAGCCGCGAAACATAGAACAATCCCGAAGCGGCGGTCTTCGGCTTGGGCGACCGATAAGCGGTCATAACGCATGACGCACCTGTTAAGCCACAAAAGACCATAAGCCCGTCAGGTCAACGACGACAGACCTGAACACTAGGGAGATCAAGACCCCGGTCGCAAGGGCACACACAGAAAGGAGGACAGGTGAAATATTACAGTGATGGAGAATTTGTATATCCTGCATCATGGTGGCGTGACGTAGCAGATCAAACGGGCAAGCCAATTGTCGTTGAGTTGCAAAAACGAGAACTGGGTGGGGAGTATCTATTTTGCACGAATTGTAGAGATTTTGTGTTGACCGCCGACACATGCGGTAAAAAATGTAGCGCCTATGCGCCGCGAAACGGTAAAAGTGGTTGCTGCCGGTTGGTAACACGTGGATTCACGGGCACCGGGGAATTTTACGAGATAAATGAAAAAGGAAAGATAGGGAGAGTGAAATGAAGGCCGAAACATGGTTTACTGGTATTAGCAATATAAAGGCAGCACTGGAAAAAGGAATGATTGATAAAAAACAAGCAGAAAAACTGATTTTGGCTATTGAGGAGGCCAACAAAAATTTGCAACCGATCAACAACGAATTAAAAAAAAGGAGTAAAGAGAAATGACCAAAGAAGAAGCCGATGAGCTTGCCGCTCTAAAGAATGCATTTAGGCCAATAAAAGAAGTTGTAGGACAATGGAAAAAAGAACATTGGTTTTTTGATTTTAACTGGACAGATCAGTTTGAGCATTTTTTAGGGGTTAAATCAGCGATTTTTGAAGCAGTAAGTCGTTATGAAAGTATTTTAGAAAAAGGAGGTAAAAATGAAAACAGTTTCGATGTGGGCGTATTCAGGAGGTAATCGGGAAATCGGCATCCACGACGTTGAGGCCGAGATGTTCGATAAGCTCCGGCCTGCTTTCGCCGAGGGAAGCACGGATGTGGTAGGGGCCGGATCGTGTTCGATGAGGACACGAGTCTGCTGCTTTTCTTGAAAATAGAGGAGCCGGCATCATGTCTAACTTCATAAGGTGGTCGGCCATCATCGTAGTCACTCTTGCGCTTGTTTTCTGTGGACTGTATTGGGCGCAGACGGTCAAGCCACGCGAGAACATCACAAGCCTGTCCGACGAGGAGTATATCCTCATGGTGCTTAAACTGAAGGGTGCCGATGATTGCGTGCTAACGCCGATCCGAGAGGGAGTCTGGGCGTGCAAAGAGTGGAAGACTGGAAAGGTTTTTATGGTGAGACGATGAAGAAAGGAGGACAATATGACGGAATTTAAAAAGCTAGCAGGGCTTAACGCATTGATCTGTGAGGCGCAGGCGATAGCCATTGAAGTCGAAGCGACGAAAATCGAGAACAGAGAGGCGGAATTGATAAATGAGTATCCGCCATTCACAAAGATAACTTTTATAAGACTAGCGGAAGAAACCAGAAAAATTGCAGAGAAATTCAGAAAATTGGGGTGCGCAAAATGAACTTATATCCACATGATTGCAGTTACTTGAACACAGAATACGGGCGGCGGAAGGCGCAAGAATGTTATGAGATCGAGATGATGAAACGCCTTGATGACGGTGAACAAGAAGGAAATGAATACGTGAAAACGCAAGAAGCCAATTCCCTGTTTTCCGCTCAGGACACCAAAAGCGGGTTGAAGAGGTAGTATGATGCGGAGGGGGCGGGCAACCGCCCCTGATGCAACAATGGTGGCGGACGGAAGAAGGAAAAGTCCGTTGTGGACAATGGCTAAAACAGGGTTATCATCATGGGTGAAAGAATGACCTACTACCAAAAGAACCGGGCCAGGCTTCTGGAGCTAGCCCGGAAATACCGAGAGACAAACAGGGCGGAGATCAACCGGAAACAGCGCGAGCGATATGCAACTGACGAGGAATACCGCCAATATCAGGCGGACTATCGGGATGAATATAGGCGGCTTTACGGGAGGGGTGGGAAATGAACCAGATAGCAATATTAGAATCGTTAATTGAAGTCCTGAAAAAACAGATGGTCATTATCGAGCAGCAGGCGAACTCACTCCATTGCTGCGGGAACTGCAAAAAATATACCGAGAACAGGAATTGCTACAACATGCGTCCTGGATCGTATTGCCGAGATTGGTTCCCAGATGGGTTGATGAGGGAGGATAGACAATGATTGGATTTGGAGGCACAGAAAAAGAAGCGGCATTAAAGATCATTGAGGAATGTTATCAGGCATTTGAAGCAAGAGGCATTCAGGGAATTAACGATCTAGAAAAGAGATATGCAGAAGATGAAGTGAGCAGAGCCTCAGATCGCTATTGTTATTTCTGGGCCATGCACAACAAAATACGTGAGGGAAAAAGCATTACAGAATTTACGATCCATCACATAAACAAAAAGCCCGGGCTGGCTTCAGGCGGACGATCACTGCTTGTCACGCAGTGGATTCTGACCACTGATGAGATCAATGGTGCATTGGTTTATCGCTTGGAAGACTCGTTGAATAATCAGTAAATTCAAATAGAAAGGCAGACAATGAAAAACTTTAAAGTCACAATCCACACCGATTCACTACATGGCGGCGCTCCGTGGATACGGGCCGAAAGGTTTGTTAGTAAGGAGGAAGAGAAATGAATAATCTGACACCAGAGCAACTTGAAATACTCAAGAAACTACAACCGAAGATTATTGAGGCAATGGGCCCAGTTCAGTATGGTGATGACTATGCCATAGAGGTTTTACCAGAACAATGGGAAATAGAAACACAAGGGATAAACAAAAAAGGATTTAATGATTATTACACGACACTTGAGCGTAGTAGGCAAGGATATAATATTCTGTTCATTCCCAAAGGTTTACGACTGGCAGAATCCAGAAAGAGGGCTGTGGGGGATGATAGATTGGAGTAAATACTCCGGTAAGATAATACCAAGCGGAGATTTAGAGGTATGGACAATTACTTATTATGGATTTCACAGGTTTGTTAATGACCCCTTTACTGCACTTCTAAAAGCACTTTGTGAACAGGAGGGATTATGAATCCGTTATTAAACTACGCAAGTTTCGAAGCCAGTAAAAAACTGTTCGAGGCAGGTATTGTGCTAGAAACAGAATTTTACTGGGTTGAAAGAGAAGATTGGTCACATACTAATCTTGACGGATCTTCCAAGAATGTAATGACAATTGACGCGAAAGACAATTGTGATGAATTTGCAATTCCTGCTCCTAATTTTGGAGATGTGTGGAGAGAATCGCCAGGAGACATATTTATTGATAAAAAACGCTATCGGTTGGATATGTGGAAAGTTGATGATGAACTTAGATGCTGTTATGTTTCCCAAAACGCATGCTTTGCAACCGACCCCAAAAGCAACGAAAACGTAACTGATGCTCTTATTGAGTTATTAATATGGGTGAGAAAGGTAGAAAAGAAATGACCGAAGAAACTAACTGGAAGCAATATCTGACCGAGGAAGTTCTAAAAGAGTGCTGGGATGCAGATAAACGTCCTGGTGGAGATTTACCTAATCGCACCTTCGATAACAGAAATGATATGATGGAGCTTTACAGATATATGTATGAGGATGATAGTTGGATCGAGTTTGAAAACTGGATTTATGAAAGAATATTTCTTCCGCACTATTATAAAGAGAAAAATTTTAACGCTTGGCTTTTCTGTCTTGGCAACGAAGATTACGAAAGCAGGTGTAAGATAGTGGCCGAGTTCTATGGGTATAAAGAAACGAAAGCGGTTTTAGAACGTCTCAAGGGAAGAAAACAGCCTGAAGATCATCCGGATGTTGAACTTGTGTGCGAAAATGATAACATCCCAGGAGATTTCGATGGAGTGATTAAAATTGCCGAACTTGAGAAAAGTAATTAACCAAATCATTGAGCAGCAAAATCAAATAGTGGACTACTTAAACCAAGGAGTGGACAAATGATTGAACGACAAGAACTTCATTGCCATAATTGCGATCAGTATGTGCAGTTTAATCTTGATCTTGAGTTAAATGGTAAGCACGTTCTGAACTGCCCAAAATGCGGCCATAAGCACTATAGATATATTAAGGATGGAAAAATATCAGACAGAAGATGGGGTCAAGACCCCTCTCAACAGAACGTCATTCAAGTGTCGAGTGTAACCGTAACCTATTCAGCAACAAGCACATATACGGCTTATGTGGATTCTGGAACTGGTGGATCAATCTTTCTTTATAGTTCGTGGATGACTGTATCAACAACGGCGTGCTAACTACTTCTGTGGTGGCGTGGTAGCCTGACATAAAGAGTCGCACTGGTAAAAACAGTAAGTAATGCGTCTTGGTCTATAATGGACTTTGTTGCAGACCAACTGCCCACAGAAGTTTTTTAAAGTAGTAGCACCAGCGCACCGATAAGCAAAGCCCCTGCTCCAAACCCACTAAGTAACATTGTCCATTGAGGTTTCCCGGCGGCCTTGATTTCTTCAAGTCTTGCCTTGTCTTTCTCAGATGCTATCTTACGTTCCGATTCAAGCTGCTTCATGGTTTCATCAAACTTCTTAGACATGGTTTCAACTTGTGTTTTAAGGGATTCTATTTGTATAGAAAGTTCTTTGACGGATACCTCATACTGAACCACCTGTTGCTCACAGATACGGCCCTTCTCAAGCTCAACGACTATTTTAGAGGCATCGGACTCGGTGAAACAGACCTCATTTGCCTGTGACGGTGTAACCCAAATTATTGAAACGAGCAGTAAGCTCAGCAGAATCCGCCGGCGGTTTGATATTATCTTTTCCATCTTTCAGTTCCTTTATCTTTTTAATGATGGTGTCGTATCGCTTTTGGCTTTCAATATAGGCGGTTTGGCTTAATTTTAACTGATGATTGAGGTCAGTTATTCTTTGGTCGTATTGCTTGATGGTTTCAAGTCTGATCTGGTCTGTAAGCCTTCCTATTACGTCAGGGTCAGGATGATACCGGCCCCAAAAGAAAGCCGCCACAATGACGATTATCGCCGCCGTAACCCCTATTGCTATCCAGTATTGCATCTTCATGTGTTCTCCACTATTCTTTAGGTTCTTCACAATCCTTTTTCTTATCTTTATTTTCAAGGAACTTCTTGCCCTGCCACACACCATAACTGATTGCATAAATAGCTATGATAAGTTCGGCAATCATTTTAAGGTTATCAGCTACTTCCTTTCTGAAAGCGGCTACAATAAACAGAGTCATCAAAACCATCGTAAACAGCATGTTAATAAAACTGCCACGGATAGTAATCGTCTTGTGATTAAAGATAAATCCTTTTTCTTTCATTATGCACCTATAATCGGCTCTCTCGAAATGGTTATAAATACTTTACTTGTCTTTAGCCCTGCTTGTAGTTTCGGCATGAACTGATTAAAGGCCGATTTGCTATTGCCTACGAAGTCTTTCGACTTGGTAAATCCAAGCAACAAACAGCCTTCTGTGTGGTCAGCCGTATTTCCGTTATGGATTCTGATTCCTTCAAAATTAGGGACGTTTAAAAGAAGCGGCATTGGTTTCTGAAACCTATTTGAGAAGTTAATTATGACTTCATAGGTGCCATAGGGAATAGCCGTCACTTTCTTGATCTTCTTATCCCGATACATATCTTCAAGGGTGTAGCAATACCACTTACCATCAATAAACAAGTCACTAATGGTTGAAATTGTCGTGAACTCTTTTCGGATCAGGTCAAGTTTCATCCCTCAGCGCCTTCTCAATTCTTTCAATCCTGTCCCTGTTTTGATTGTGGCAGTTCCTCAAAGCACCTACTTCAAAATAGAGTTCCATCCAATATCTGTAAATCTGATACCACCAGTCAAATGGATTCATATTCCACCCATTCTTTTCCGCAACATAAACACCGATACCTTATCCCGTTCCCACTGAGCCAATGGCTAATCAAATGGCTCCCGCACTGGCAGATCATTTAAACGTCCCCATTATAATTTCTTTGCCGTAATGGATTATCAGATATAACACCCCGCCGGCAGCGGCGAGCTTGAACAAGTACCAAAAAATTGAATCTCTCAGCCTGGTGATTGGTAGCCTGAACCATTTAAACTCCTCCAATTCATCCAGCCTTTTTTTTACCTCATCGCAAAAGATGTCGAGTCTCTTGGTAATATTGGCGACGTTGTGGCTAAGGCCGTTAGTAACAATCCTTTCAATAGCCTCCTGTTTTTCCTCAATCCTTGCGGATGTGTCAGCGTAAGCAATCTGCCGGACAATCATTCCATCGAGCTTTTGGTTGATGTCCCTCAATGATTCAACGAGTTCATGATGCGCACCACAAGTCCAGTTCTGTCTCCGTTCATCCATTCATCAAGCACCAGTCCTTATATTATTTCTGTATATTTATTTCCGAAATACTCCAGCATCTCTTTCTCCCAACAAGCAGGGTTCAGGTTCACTACTCGCTCATTTGTGACCATTGTTTCCCTGTCCTTTGTGACGCAGACCGCGTGGCCTTCTTTGTTGGAATAGAGGTTGAGGATTTCCGCCTTGATTCCGTGCTGCTTGAACCACCATTTTGCTAATGCAGCCGCACCGTCGCAATCATCAGCCAGCCCATTATAAACAACGGTGATAATCCACGGAGTCCAGTCACCCACCCGATCTTCCATCCACATATATCCATACATCAAGGATTCTATGGGTATTTGTAAGGTAGATGCCTTCATTCGTCGGGCTGCCGCAATCTTATTCAACCTGAACAGCCAGAACACGCAGTTCCGAATGAAAGACCAAATGGGCTTTGAGAAATAAACCGCTATCTTTCTGATAATGATCTGAAAAGTGGTCATATATTATAACCCCAAGTTAGCTTTTGCCACTCTGCCCCAATCCCTGCAAGATTCAACATATTCATTATAAGCCGCTGATTCTGCCGATGGCGACAAGCGAATCATTTTGATTTCGTCGTTGAGCGAATAAACCTCCCTGATTTTTGCTACCACTCTCTCGTTGATAAGCTGCACATGAGGCGACTCAGATTTGATTGACTCTTTGAGCTCATCGGTCAGCTCCACTTCTTCAACCGTGATTTGCTCCGGTTGAGCAGGTAAAATAATGCTGTCCGGTACACTGACATACGTTATCCCGTCAATCGTGCAAAGTTCGGTGATTCTGTCTTCTGTTTCAAGCAGGTTGTAATCAGGCTCCACAAGACAGTGCGTTGTATAGGCATCCTGAACCTTCTGATATTTATAAATCTTTGTCATGATTTTTTCTCCTTATAGTCAAAAGCGTAAGTCAACATTAAACATGATATGCTGCCGCCCGAAACCCAACATAGCTGCCGGAATGCCCGCGAATAGCGCTGAAACCCGCATACCAGACCCCCGCAACCGCCGTGCCGCCCCAACCGCTCGCCACGACGAGGCACATGTCATTACTTACATATACATAACAATAATCTTTACCAAAAAGATTAGTGCCTGTTGCATCCATGCCATCAGCATCTTTGGGTAGTCCAAGGCCTGAAAGTAGGTAGCCATCCCCAGATGTTGCCTCAGACAATACCTGATTTACGCCAGAACCAAATTTTTGCGCAAACGCATCGCCAGCGCCGAATGGTGGAGCAAATCTGTCCATCATGGCAGCAACACCTGTTGCGCCCCAATGGTCGGTCGCGGCTGCGACGCCATTCGTGAAGTCTTTCATGGATGTTGCTTCCTTGGCTGCGTAAAACGTCCCCAAGACACACGTTCCGGGATCAGCTCCGGCATCATAGGCTGTCCCAAATGCAGAGGAATTAAACGCAACAGTGAAGGTATTGTCTCCGGTTTTTGTGATCGGCCAGACCTTGCTATTCAGACCAACCCAATCGGCCTGTGTGATCGCGGTTCCGATTTGCATAATATCGCCGTTAACAAGACCATGCCCAGTGATGGTGATCTCACAAGGATTGGCTCTGCTGATTGCTTCAATGGCTTTTGTGGATGCAATGCAGGTCGTGCCGATTGAGATTTCGTATATTAACCCATTGTCATCGGCACTCCCGCAATTCTGTCCGTTGTGGGTGGATTTAGCAAAAACATTTCCTGCGCCTCCACCATAACCTGCTGATCCAGTTTTTCCACAATTATCATACCCATCTGACTCCCAAGCAACCGTTGTATCATCAACATCCTTAAGGGCATTGTTATTGCAGCCTTTGGGGTAGTTGTAGGTTGCGTGATACCAGGCGCAATTCGCTGTTGACGTTGCCGCCTGTCCGTGCGCCAGTGATAACATTACGATTGCAGACCGTAGGAACTGAGACGAGCAAAAGAAGATACTGGAGGCATTGACCGCGCCATCCACGCCATCGCGCCTGTGAGCCAAATCAATGGCTGAGTAATAGAAATTCGCGCCGCCTGTTAAACCAGAAAACGGGTTGTGATCAGCATAAGACGACAACGGCAGGCCATTTTTAATGCTTGCGGCCGTGAATCCAGTACCATTGGCTACTTTGGAACACTTGTATTTGTCTCGGAAGAAGCCGAGTTTTTCAACTCCGCCATCAACAAAAGCCCTGTGCAGAGCGTAACCTGCCGCATTAGCCAGAGCAGTGGTGGGGTAAGTGTCAATGCCCTTGATGTCGATTGAGTTTACGCCATAGGTTGCGTATGTGGGATTGCTGGCATGAGCAATGCGATAATAGAATCTTGGCACC